CTACAGCATGTCTGCCAGCTGGTCTTCGTCAACGTCGCTGCGTCGGTGCGCGGAAAACGCTAGCTCAACGAGCACCGCGGCCCTGCCATCGGGATCGGTCAACAAGGCCGGCTGGTCATTCAGCTCGGCCAGCCAGGCGGACGGCAGGCTTAACATTTGACCGTCCATAGCTGGTCGATCCGTGTCGTATAGGATTGGCTCATCATCTCCCTCCTCATACCCCAGTCCGGTATCGCCGGCACGCTGGCGGCCCGCACTGTCCCCCTCCCCCAGCGCTCGTTGATGCCATCCATCAAGCGTACCGACCGAGGCAACCAATGCCGCCGGCAGCCAGGCGGACAAGGTGGTCCCTGCCGCTGCAACCTGTGCAGTAGTAGTTGTTGCGGTAGCCGCGAGGGAGGCGCCAGTGACGACGCCAATCCCGGTAACCTCGGCCGCGGTCTTGACGCCCTCGGACGCTACCTTGGCACTCGTGGTGGTGGCGATCCCGGCCAGTTCCAGGGCGGTGTTTATGCCGTACCGGGTACCCACCTGGATGAGCGAGCTCAGAACGTCCGTGACAATAGATCGCCCCAGACTGGCCATGGAGTCTTCGAGGCTTTTCCCTTGGACGATTGCTTCCGCCGTGTTGTCGCCAATCCCTTGGGTCACCGACTCCATGGTGTTGTAGATCATGTCGGAGGTCTGATCGCTCTGCCTCCGCCGCATTCAACGCCGCGATGGTGCGCGCTCAGGCCGAGATCGGACCGGTGTTCCGCGACAAGTACAACAGCCAGACCAACAGCTCTTATGCTGCCCTTGAGTCGATCGACAAGAAGATCGCCCCAACCTACACGCTGCACGGTTTTTCCCTCTCGTTCGGTACCGATGACAGTCCGCTGGCCGGGCACATCCGCACCGTCTGCGACTGCATGCACGAGGCCGGGCACACCAAGCGCTACTACGTCGACCTGCCAATCGACTCGACCGGCATCAAGGGCAGCGTCAACAAGACCGGCGTGCACGCCAATGGCTCTACCTACAGCTATGCCCGGCGCTACCTGACGATGATGATCTTCAACGTCGTGCTGACGAACGAAGACAACGACGGGAACGGCGGCGGTGAGCAACCCCAAAGCCTTGGGGAGCTTATGAATGAGTGGATCCCGAAGGCCTACGCCGCTGACTCCAAAGACTCGCTCACAGCGGTATGGCAGGCGGGCGTCAAGTTCGCCCAGGACCTAAAGGCCACCGACAAGAAAACGGCCGACGAGCTCTACGAGGCATTGAAGGTAGCGGTTAGCGCTCGCGGCTCTCAGCTCAGCGCAGCACCACAAGTGGGAGCAAGCCAATGATCATCGTCAATTGTACTCAGGGCTCGCCAGAGTGGCTGCAGGCCCGCGCTGGAGTGATCACCGCCAGTATGTTTAGCACCGCACGCTCACGGGTGAACGGACTGAACGCCCAGCAGAAGAAATACGTTGACGCCATGCTTGCGGGCCTTGGCGAATCCAAGGCTATGGAGCTGGCAGGCTACAAGGCCGGTCCAAAGGCCGAGGTCGTGCAGCGCGCCCTAGATGGCGAAACGGTCGGCGAGCCATCGAATGCCGCCCTCACCTACGCCTTCGAGCTGGCCGTCGAACGCATAGGCGGCGCCCCGCTCGATGGAGGGTTCGAGACCTGGCAGATGCGCCGCGGCCATGAACTGGAGCCGGAGGCGCGCATGGAGCATGAAATCCAGACTGGCCTTATCGTCACGCAGGTCGGCCTGGTTAAAACAGACGACGGCTCGTTCGGCGCCAGCGCGGACGGCTTCATCGGCGAAGACGGCGGAAGCGAATACAAGTGCTTCCTGGCCCCGGACAAGCTCCGCGCGCTCCACATCGACAACGATGCCAGCGACGTCATCGACCAGGTGCAAGGCTGCATGTGGATCACTGGCCGGAAATGGTGGCACATCGGGATGTACTGCCCCCTCCTCAAGCCCGTAGGCCGCCAGCTCTGGTGGCGTGAGTTCAAGCGCGATGACGACTATATCGAACAGCTTGAGCAGGACCTGTGGGAATTCAAGCTGCTCGTGGACGGCTACGAAAAGCAGCTGAGGAGCCAGGCAGCATGAACCCATCAATCGACCTGGAGGCCGCCAAAGCGGCCTTCTTTGCCTCTGGTGGCCAGCTCGTTGTCCTTGAAGGCTTCACCCATCGACCGCTGCCGCCGCGCAAGCATCCCGATACGCAGCCAAAGCCAGCCGCTAAGGCGAGGCCCAAGAAACCTAACCCAGCCCCGCGAAAGGAGAAGGTGAAGGCCCGAGTTGCAACGGTGGCCGAGATGGCGAAGATCATGACCTGCCAGCAGGTTCACGAGGCCACCGGCATTTCCAAACAGGCCCTATTCCGGGCCGCCCGCGAAGGCAACTTTGTTTTCCGACGAGCCGAGCGGAAGAAGTCAGCCAACAGCAAGCGGGATGCCCAGCGCCAGATCCAGCGGAACCTGAAGCGGATCGAGGAGCTGAAAGTGGTCCAGAAAATATGCGCCCTGCGCGATACCGGCCTGCACCGCGCCCAGGTGGCCGAGCAGCTCGACCTGAATTACGGAACGCTGGTGAAGATCATTGAGCGCAACAGTATCGACTTCCCGCGGGTACGCATCAGGAAATGAAAAGACTCAACAGCCTGGTCCGCCAGCGCCGGCGGCAAGAACAGTTCCACCTGCCGCCCAGCGGCCTCACGGAGCACAGACATGCAGCAAGCACCCTCTGGAGTGGTAACCCTGCCGGCCTGGATGAATCGGCCGATCAAGAAGCTGTACATCACCCGCAGCGGCGGCCAGTACCGGCCTGATGATGTGGCCCTGGCCTTCGCGCTGAGCCTGCGCATGCACGACAGCGCCGATCACCTGCGCAGGCTGGCACGGCGCCTGGTCGACAAAGTCTGCCTGGAGCACCAGCCGAACATGAAGCGCCTGGCTCGTGAGGCTGACGACGCCAAGGTGTTCGACGCCGCGCTCAAGATCATCAATCGGGTCTGCGACCTGCTCGACATCGGGCCGGGCGCCACCTTCGTGCGCAATGGAGGCGATGATGGCTCTGACGCAGCAGCAGCGTGACGAGAAGCGCAGGGCCAAGGCCGAGCGCCTGCAGGAAGAAGACCTGCGCTTGAAGGCTCGACCAGGGACTAAACAGGCCCTGCTGGAACTGATGGAATGGGCCGGGATCGAGGAACAAGGCGAGGCGATGACGCTGATGATTCATCACGTCGAGGCGCTCGGGCATCACGCCTTGTTCAGGATTGCGCGCCACGAAATCGAAGCTCACCGTTTTGTGGCGCGTACTGAGCCGCTGCGGCTATCAGCAAGGAAGCGGACTGGCCAGCACCTGCGGGCGATCTGCGGCTGGGCTGACGCCACATACAGCCAAATGATTGAGGCGCTGATCCACGGCATCCACGCACTGGGCAGGGTGCACGCGGCGAAGTTTCTAACCCCGCCGCGGCACGAGATCAGCATCTCGCCGCGCCTGGCCCTGGCCTTCGACCGGAAGAGCATGCTGATGATTCAGCAGGATCCTGGCGACGAAGTTATCAGTCCAATCGCAGTCACTCGCTGATATCAATTATCCTCATCGACATCGAGCGAATCCCCTTCATCGTCGGTCAATCCGAATTCATCTTCTGCTGCGATCTTTGCCTCTGATTCAGTGTCAGCAAAAACCGTCCCGAGCTTTTTCCCATGAAGATACACGCGCCATTTCTTCATTACTGATCCTTATCCCGATCCCATGCCGGTCACCCGTAATACCCCATCCCAAACCAAATTGCCACCATGGCAAAGGGTCAGTTTGGCGAGTTGTTTTGGGAGTGGAACGGCGCAAAGGTCATGCCGAAAAACCAACCTCCGATCATTGCCAGCCATATCGACTTGTACCCGTCGACGTTGTAGGCAAGCCAGTAGTTGGCCGCAGTGATAACAACGAACACTGAGAAAAACTGCTTGCGGGAATATCTGCTCAGGTAGCGGGTTGCTGCGGCCTCTAGGTCTTTGAGCTTCTTCACTGCGATTCATCCTTGAAAAGACCCTGCAATCCTACCCTATCGCCCCATTTTGACACCATGCCGCATCCGGCCACGGAGGGCGGCGTATGCATGGAGAAAGCCATGAGCAACTACAACTGCGACTACGTCCGACGCCATTACGGCGTACCAGCTGAGATAGGCCGGCGCGTCATCGCCAACGGCGAGCCTGGCGTGATCATGGCCGACCGCGGTCAGTACATCGGCGTAATCCTCGACAGCGACCCGAAGAAGCGCATCCGTAACTACCACCCCACCTGGGAGATGCAGTACGGCGAGATGGCCTAGAAGCTTCCGCTGAAGCGCTACCAGGTTCTGGTCAGTGGCTGGGATTGGTGGGACATCACCAATCGCACCATCGTCGATGTGTTCGCCTGCACGCCATCGCAGGCCAAGTACAAAGCCTACGAGCGGTGCGAGTACCACGATATCGAATGCATGTTCGGCTTCAAGGTGCGCCGAGCCTGACCATCCGGCGCTGCCCGCCAGCGACTAATCTGCTCCGGCATTGGCCTATCTGATCTCAGTTCCGTTTATCGTCATCCGTTGGAGGGCTGTACATCCCCCTATCCTCGCTGAGTCGGTGAAAAGGCGACCGCTTCAGCCGAGGGATTGCGAAATGGTAAACAATCAACAGCGTTGCCCATCCAGCAAGGCAGAAAATCGAACGCTCGCTTGTGCTCAATGACAGGTCGAAAGAGATTGCCACTATCGCAAACATGATGCTGACGAAGAAGAATCCAGTCGACAGGGCATTGACGAGGAAATTAAGCCTGTGCCAACGATCTGGGATCAGTTCGAGGGGGCCTGTGGCGATCAGAGCAATTCCAAACGGCACGGAATAGCTGATCAACGACGCAGATGGCTTTCCCAACCAAAGAAACGCTATCCAAATCGCGAGCCCTATGAATGATGCCGTTCGGGTCTTCATCGCGGCAGCTCCTGATCTTGGCGATCTTCCTCGATCTCGCAACCCCATTACCACCATCCTTGTTTGGTGAGCGGCGAAGCATATCACTCGGCGCTGCCCGCCAGTGCCTTCCCCTATTCATCGATAACGCCTCCCCGGCGAGGGCGGCGCCTGCAATGGGAACGCTACCTTTTCATCCGGATCCGCTTCAGCTCAGCGCGCTCTTGAAATTGAATCCAGTCGAAATTGATGAGCGATGACAGTTGCTTCAAATCATCGTAAGCCTTGGATGTCGCGTCCGGACTCGGGGTCGCGGCCATGTATTTCTCAACTTCATAGTGCATTTTATAAATTGATCCCATCAAACCGCTGTAGTAGACAACAAGTTTATAGTCGGCGAGATCGTGCACCAATATCGCTTTGGCTGCCTCCAAAGAGGTCTTAAACGATTCACCCAAATACTTTTCCCAAACCGAGCGAAACTCGAAATAAGCAGCCTTATCGCGTGCCAAGCCGGAAACCGACTCTGCGCTTTCAACCGCATTTTTTATGACAGCACAGTAGGCGTCGAAACGATCTATAGCAGTTCGTTTTGCAAGCCTACCCTGACGCCTGTTTTGCCCACTGCTGATTGCAAAAGCTCCAACAATCGCACCAATAGATCCAACCGCCTGCACCCAAGATGCAAGACCCGGATGATGCTCAATCCAAAACAAAACCCCTTCACAGCTCATTCATCGCCTCTTTAGCTCAGCACTACGCCGCGCACTAATACCCGACTTCACCAAATCACGCCACCCTGGCGAGGACCGCCCATGTCTGCATTCCAGAAAAAGAACCCGCTCGACTTCAAAACCCAGTACGGCCTTGGCTTCGATCCGCAAGACGATGAGATCGTGGTGGACTTCTTCTGCGGTGGCGGCGGCGCCGGTACCGGGCTGGAGATGGGCCTGGGCCGGCCGGTGACGGTGGCAAAGAACCACAGCCCGGCGGCCATCAGCATGCACACCGCCAACCACCCTGCAGCGCGCCACTTCACCACCGACGTTTTCGAGGGTGACCCGGATGAGGAATGCCAGGGGCGGCCGGTTGGCTGGTTCCACATGAGCCCTGACTGCACCCACCACAGCCAGGCTGCCGGCGGCCAACCGCGCAAGCGCGAGATCCGCAACCTCTCGTGGATCGGCCTCAAGTGGGCCGGCAAGAAGAAGCCTCGGGTGATCAGCCTAGAGAACGTTAAGCAGATCCTTCAGTGGGGTCCGCTGATGGCCAAGCGCGACAAGAACACCGGGCGGGTGATGAAGCTGGACGGCACGGTCGCTGCTGTCGGAGAGCGTGTGCCGGTGCAACAGCAGTTCCTCGTGCCAGACCCGAAGCGCCGCGGCATCACCTGGCGCCGCTTCGTGCACCTGCTCGAAGGCATGGGCTACCAGATGGAGTGGCGGATCATCAAGGCATGCGACTTCGGCGCTCCCACCAGCCGGGAGCGGCTGTTCATGATCGCTCGCTGCGACGGGCAACCCATCGTGTGGCCAGAGCCGACCCACGCCAAACATCCAACCAAGGGCCAGCACAAGTGGCGCACCGCCGCCGACTGCATTGACTGGAGCGTGCCGAGCAAGAGCATCTTTGGTCGCAAGAAGGAGCTGGCAGCCGCAACGCTGCGACGCGTGGCCAAGGGCATGAAGAAGTTCGTGCTGGACAACCCGCAGCCTTTCATCGTGCCGATAGCCAACTGGTCGGGCGAACTGGCCCAGTCGGCGCATGAGCCACTTCGCACGGTGACCTCCTGGCCGCGCGGCGGGTCGTTTGCCATGGCAAGCCCGGTGATTCTTCCAGCAACACACCAGGGCGCCGACCGAGTGAACGATCCGGGCGATCCACTACCAACAGTTACTGCGACCAACCGTGGCGAGCTGATGATGGCCAGCCCCGTGATGGTCGGGCCCGGTGGCCCGGTGTATGCCGGTAAGCCAGTAGCCGCTGACCAGCCCATGGGAACGCTGATGACCCAAAGCCACCGGGCGCTGGCATCGGCGCACCTGGTCAAATTCAGGTTCAACAGTGAAGGTGCAGCCATCACCGATCCGGTGCCGACCATCACGAGCGGCGGCAACTACAAGAGGCCCGCGGGTGCGGCCCATGCCATGGGCGTGTGCACAGCCTTCATCGAGCAGGCCAACGGCGGATTCAACACCACGCCAGCCAAGGGCGCGGACGAGCCACTGACCACAGTCACCAACACCGGCAGCCAGCAGCGCCTCGTGACCGCCAGCCTAGCCACGCTCCGGCGCAACTGCGTAGGCCGTCCCGTAGATGACCTGGTGCCGACAATGACCGCAGGCGCAGAGCATCACGCCCTGGTCGAGTACAAGCTGTCGCCAGAGCACGAGGAAGGCGCCCTGCGCGTCGCGGCATTCCTGATCAGCTACTACGGCACAGAGAACATCAGCGCCTGCGACGCCCCAGCGCCGACGGTTACCACCAAGGACCGCCTAGGCCTGGTCACCGTCTTCGTGAAGGGCACCCCGTACGTCATCGTCGACATCTGCCTGCGCATGCTGCAGCCGCACGAGCTCTACCGGGCCCAAGGCTTCCCAGCCAGCTACATCATCGACAAGGGAGCCGACGGCAAGCCGTTCACCAAGACCGAGCAGGTGCACATGTGCGGCAACAGCGTCAGCCCGCCCCCGATGGCCGCCATCGCCCGCGCTAACGATCCTTGGATACGTTCAAATCACAAAGCCGCTGCCGCCTGACGCTAGGAATTGCTCTGTGGCACGCCTCCTCAGGGAACTATAACCATCAGCAGTTCTGTGGAAAAATGCTGATCTCAACGGGTAAGTTCGGTTCTGTTTCGGTCGCCCCAGGTCGATGCAATGCTCACTTCGATATCCTTCACAGTCAGACAGAACAAATATTTATAGAACCTGGCCAACTCTTTCACCCCCATCGCAAGCAGAGCCGAATAGACTGGCATGTTCATCATCTGAGAGCGAGCCCCCTTCGAAAAGCTCAGAGAATCAATTTGCTTCCTGACAAGTTCGTCACCAAACGAACAGTGACTATCCGAGTGTGCAAACTCGTTCCTAAGTTTTCTGACCATCATCAGATCTCTAAAAGCATCATCAGAAATCAGACCAAATCCTCTAGCGATTTGGATACGAGAAGACAGAGTTCCTAATGGGCCGTTCCCGTCAAATGCTTTTACAATATATCTATTAGAGAGTCCGTTTTTCTTGAATTCAAACTCAATAATACGAGTAAGCGCCTTTTCTAAAATTGCTGCACCAACTATAACGGAGCCTCTATCCGATTCGGACATAAGCTCCTCGGTGCTAGGAAACAAAAACAACTCCTTCATCAGCGCCCTGCCTTGCCTTCAATTATTCGCGCCAACATACATTGAATATCTAGAAGCTATAACCCCTCTCCCCTCTATTCACTGCCGCGATATGGCGGCCAAGGCGAAGCTATGTCTCAAGCAAAGGAACGCCCGATCCTGTTCAGCGGGCATATGGTCCGCGCCATCCTAAACGGCCAGAAGACTGTCACGCGGCGCGAGATCAAGCCCAGCATGCGGAGCGCTGATAGCAGCTTCGAGCTTCACCAGCAGGAGGACGGTTTTGTCGAGAGCCGCGGCGGCAGGCCACTAGTAGGCCGCCAATACGCCCGCCAGAAGCTCAGCGGCGTAGTGATCGACACCGTTCCAGTTACTGCAGCCCCGCCACCGGCGCCAGCGTGGACCCCTGATTTTTCCCGAGTGAAGTGAAATGCGCCCACGGAAGACCGAGAATCGCGACCTGCCACCAGGTATGTATCGCCGCAAGAGACAAAAAGCCAACGGCAAGGTGTGGGAGGCGCTGTACTACAGAGACAAGTCAGGCAAGGACATTTTCCTCGGCAATGACTTGGTGAAGGCCAAACTGAAGTGGGCGGAACTGGAGGCCAAGTCGGTACCGAAAGAGCTGACCACAATGAAGGGAATCTTCGACGAGTACTTGCTAAAGATCATCCCGGGCAAGGCCGCCAGAACCCAAAAGGACAACATCTACGAGCTCAAGCAGCTGCGAACCGTGTTCGACTCGGCGCCAATCGATGCCATCACGCCGGCGATGATCGCGCAGTACCGCGATTCGCGGTCGGCCAAGACCAGGGCAAACAGGGAGATCGCCCTGCTCTCCCATGTGTTCAACACAGCAAGGGAATGGGGCCTCACTACCAGGGACAACCCGTGCCTGGGCGTGAGGAAGAACAAGGAAAAGCCGCGCGACTTCTATGCCAACGAGACGGTGTGGCAGGCGGTATATGAGGAAGCTCCACCGGAGCTCAAGGATGCGATGGACCTGGCGTACCTGACTGGCCAGCGACCGTCAGATGTGCTGTCCATGCGAAAGGACGATGTGGAGGGGATCTACCTGATGGTCAGCCAAGGCAAGACCGGCAAGAGATTGAGGATCGTCTTGGAAGTGGACGGGGTGAAGAACAGTCTGGGCCAGCTGCTCGAGCGAATCATGCGCAGGACCAGCGAGCACCTGTCGCCGTTCTTCATCCTCAACGAGCACGGCAAACGCATGAGTTGGCCAATGTTACGCAACCGGTGGGCAGACGCCCGCGAGAGCGCAAGGGTAAAAGCTGAAGTCGAGAAAAAGCCAGACCTCGCCAACCGAATCGCCCAGTTTCAGTTCCGCGATATCCGACCGAAGGCTGCCTCGGAAATCAACGACCTGAGCGATGCGAGCGTGCTGCTGGGGCACTCGAAAGAGGGAATCACCGAGCGCGTTTACCGGCGCGTCGGGGCCATTGCCAAGCCTTCAAAATGAGGAAGTTTTGGGACTGGTTGCAATTTGTTTTGGGACTTCGGCATTTTCTGGCGTACAAAGAAAAACCCCGCAGACGTTAATCTGCGGGGCTTTCGAATGGTGGAGGCCGAGGTCGGAATCGAACCGGCGTAGACGGATTTGCAATCCGAGCTGTATTTCCTTTTTTTTCAGTAACTTACAGACATTTCGATTCCGCATTCAAGCGATTTTAATCACGCTGTAAGCCAAGAAAATCAAGGGGTATGGAGTCAGTTGCGGAATTGATTTTCAGCCACCCCAGCTATCGCCCGAAACGGTGAGGTCTGCCGGACACTTTCTACATTGCGGGAGTGGGGGCCAATCTAAGATGATGGCGCTTAGCCAATATCAGCTTGGTATCTCACGATGGATCGAAATGAGTTCTCGCGCCGCGCGCTCCTATTGTTGACCGTGGCTTTGGTAAGTGACCGAGCGGCCGCTCGAGGTGGTGGGCGGGGCGGCGGACGATCGCGTGGGGGCGGTCGAGGGAGTGGCTCAGGTGGATTGGGCGTGCTGCTATTTATTGCTGCTGTTTGGGGAGCCATATGGGGCTTCAGCAAATTATTCGGTCGCAAGCCTGGTCCCATCGGGAGTAAGTCGGTATCACTGACTCCTCGGCCCTCGGCAGGTACGCCGCCGCTCGAACCCACTTCCATCGCTGTTAACAGGCCTTCTCGTGAAAAATGGGGTGAACTGGGCCTTTGTCCACTCTGTGGTAGCACGATGCGCATCCGAACCGCCAAGAAAGGGCGATACTCCGGTAGTACTTTCAAAGGGTGCTCAACTTATCCGCGCTGCAGAGGGATACGAGAAACATGAAGCTTTGCATGCTGAACCCAGTACTGCAGCAGTAGCGTGAGATTCGAAGCTCAGGCCGCAACACAAGCGGCCTACGCTTCAGGACTGTCTAATATGGTTCGGCTGGTTTCAGCGACTTTCGCCCAGTAAAACCGAGAAGCATTCGAGCAATTTTAGACAGCTTCAGCACCCCCACCCTGGCGTTCTGCCAACGATGATCCGGCCAGGTTCATCACTCCCCATCCCCTCCCACGACTCGTACTGGAACAGGCCGATGTGATAGGCCTCTTCGTGCTCTGTCAGCGCCCAGTAACGAGCGGCCTCGGAGAGCTCGAGCATGTCGACCAGGTTCTCCGAACTGACTTCGCGCCGTCGGTGAGCGGCATAGGCCATCTCATCAAGCACAGCGGCACGCCCATCTGGATCCGTCACCAAGGAAAACTGGTCGTTCAGTTCCTCCAGCCACGCTTTCGGTATACCAGCCATCATTCCGCCCTGCACCACCAGGATTGCGCATAGAGCGCGCCGTCCACTTCCTCAACACCGTTGATGTTCATTCCGAGCTGCGCCATGCCGTTGACCTTGGCATCGTGAAGCCGCGGGATGATGTCGGGACCCGGCGTCGGGTTGAATACCCAAGCCTGGGTGGCCACCCGGCCCAGCGGCTCGCTGTGGTGGTCACCGATGTGGATGTCGGCCCGCAGAGGAGTAATCTTCCCAAGCTCACTTGAAGGGATGGCCACGCCATTTGCGCGGCGACGCACAAGGAGGAAATACATGAGGCACCAATACTGTATATAGATACAGTATCGTATAGGCGGAGTCCGCTCCGGGCAATCGCCGGTCAGCGGATCAATGCAGCGGTGGGAGCTCCTTGCCGCGCATCGTCGCAATCACCCGAAGCTGGTAGTCGGACACCACCTGGAACAGCGACTCGGCCAGCAGGCGGAGCCGCTCGACCTCCTCCGCCGGTGCGCCGCAATCCTGCGCCTGGTGATACTCCCGCATGGCACCGATAGCCTGCTGAATCAGCGGCTCGCCTGCCTCAACCATCCCTATGAAGGTGCGCTTATCCACTCCTAAGCTCCAAGCAAAAACGATATTCAAAGGCTTGGTAAGTTATCAACGCTGAAGCCCCACTCAAGCGTGAAATCTACAGAGATGAGGCTAGGCTGTTTCAAAGAAAAAACCAAAAAACAGCCTAATGACATGATCACTCTAGCGCTGCACTTCAATAGTTCGCCCGGCCTTGAGGTAAGAGCGTGATATCACTTTAGCCAGCTTCTGTAGATATCTCTCTACAAGAAGATAGCATACAATTCCGCCTAGTAGGCCAGCAGCAACGGCGCCTACCGCGTACCAGACTGCCATAGCAGGGTTAGTTATCTGCCCAAAAATGGATATAAATAGCACGTACCAGATTCGCTGAGAAATTGGATGCGACAAATACAGCGAATACGATGCCTCCCCAAACAACAATACCGCCCTATTAAAATTTGACCGAATGTACTTCTCAAGCGAAATAAATCCCGCGACCAAGAAAAATGCCGGAACGCCATATGCTAAAGCACGAGTAAACACGGTGAAATCAGAAAGTAATAGCGCCACGCTACTTGCGCCAATCAATAGGCTTGTCGGCAACAACCCGATACCTACCCAGCGCTGCCTGGTAACCCCTAGCAAGACGCCAAGCAGAAATTCAATGATGATCGGGCTTGTGTAGGTTTTGCCCACTGGACCTGCTGGAGCCAAAGCAGTTCCAACGGTGGCAAGCGCAACTATGACTGCAAATATGAACAAAAACCTCATTCTGAGATTTTGCAGTGCCAAGGATAGACCGAATATTGCGTAGAAAAACATTTCATATGTAAGAGTCCAGCCAATGGTGTATACAGGCGTGACATCCCCAACATCTGGGTTTTGGGCGGGAATGAACAAAAGCGACTTAAGCAGGAATACGGGATCGACGCCGCGGGAGTTGAAAAACAAGCTTGGCATTAATAGTGCGGCGGCGACAAGCACAAACGTGAACAGCCAGTATAAAGGTGCCACCCTCAATATCCGCGAAACCCAGAACTCTCTTATACTTTTATTCTGACCTTCTGTGGCTACCCACATTACGAACCCAGATATGACAAAGAATATGTCCACTCCAAAATCACCCACCGGACTATCGAAGTACGGTGCTACAGCAACCATCACCATAGAATGGTAGATGATAACTAGCCCAGCTGCGATGCCTCTCAAATATTGTATTCCGAGGAACTTTTCCACGCTACAGTCCATTGCAAGTTTTTGAGATTAATTTGCCATTATCGCCGGGAACGTGGCATTTCTCAATATCTTGAGAGGCTGAAGTCTGAGATGGCTATTTTCGCCCGAGTGCGTCATAGGACGCTTCGCACTGATGACCGGCTATTCGTGCCCGATCATAAGCCTGCGCCAACTCTCCCGCTCGAGCATCAGCCCGTGTGAGCAGGTCGGAGAGCACCATGGCGGCGCGGGTGGCTGTCTCGCTTCGGGCGACAGCTGCGGTATCCGTGTCGCTGCAACCGACGGTGGGGCGGCGAGCTAACCGGCTTCTTCGCGCAGCCGCTGGCCAGGAGTGTCGACGCCAACACCTTCATCAGCTCCAGCCCTTAGGGGGCTAAAGATTTTCCCGAGCCGGCCGATTGTAGGTCAACAGTCAACGAGTAGAGAGATGTAGCCCATGGCGTACGATGGTCGAGATACAACAGCAATCAATGCAGCCAACGCTGCAGGCATCAAGTGCACTCTCGGGAAAGCAGTTGGGAATGGCAGCCAGCAAGTATTTCTGCACCAGATTCAGGCTCCGTGCGCGCCCATTGAACCGAATCACGCGAAACTACTTGCCAATGCTATCGAGGCGCTTACGAGAATCTACCCAGGCGATACCGTCTGGGTCGACGTAGTCTGCAAAGTCATGCCTGAGTATGTTCAAGAAGCAGTTGACAGTCTGACAGGATTCGGTTGCCGGATGGTCATCACCCACAATGGCAGCTCTACCCATGGAAATGTCCCACCCTTGAGTGATGCTCTGCGAGAGTCTGTCAGGGCAGCGAACATCGGCGGATCAGTTTGGCACCCGCTCGAGAACAGGTTCGTCAATTCAGTCTGAGGCTCAATCATACTCAGTCAGCACGCGATGTGGCGCTACCGACATGCGTCCGTCGCCACCTTCAGTTGCCGCTCATATCCAATACGCTGCCGACGCTCTGCCAACAAAGACCTCACCTTCAACTCCAGACTGTCGATCTTGCGGAGGTCAGCAGCAACCCAGGGCGGTTCCGCAACCTGAGGTGCGCGGCACGGCACCTGCACCGGAACCTCGACGCGCACGTACTGCACCTGCGGCGCTGGCTTACCTGCGCACCCGGCAAGGCCCAGGATCAGCAGCCCGCTCCCACAGGCAAGGCCACGGATTACGCGGCTGACAGATCGAACCCACCCTATTCCGCTCCTGCAGGTGAGCGGTTTCAGCACCAGCCTCATAGGCCCAGCTCCTTGTCGATGATCGAGATGGCAGCCTCGCATTGATCGCCACCGGTGCGCTCCTGCTGCAGCCGGTTCGCCGCGGCGTAGTCGCCCTGGGCGCCGGCCATGGCTTCCGTTACTGCCTTCTCTGCCGCGGCCTGGCGCTCGATCGCGGCCAGGGTCAAGTCGCCCAAGGCTTTGCCCTGCTCCTGCGCCAGCCCGCTGAGGTTGTCCCGGGCAGCCTGGCAGTTGAGTGCGGCCCCAGTCGAATCGTCCAGCAGCGGGCGATAATGGCCGGCCGCAAGCCAGACCCCGCCAGCGCCGCCTAACGCAAGGAGCAACGCCCCGGCCAATATCGGTGCAATCAGCTTACTGGTCATGCTGCCATCTCCCCGCCGCAGGCGCTGAACATAGCGAGCAGGCGGTCCTCTGGCTGCTGCTCAGCGGTACGCTCTTCGGCGTAGATGCCCAGCAGCGCAGCCAGTTTGTGCTCGCGCTGACCGTAACCGGCGCCGGGCAGGCTGGCCCAGATCGGGGCAGCCTTGGCGATCGCTTCCGGGATGCGCCCGAACCGAATCAGCGGCAACGCGCCGCACTCGGTCAGCAGTTTGATCGCAGCCAGGTCCTGGGCTTCGGGAATGAATCGACCCTTGAACCCGTAGTTCTTGACGATTGCGTCCCAAGTCCGAGCCAGGAACTGATACCGGCCTGCTGCGGTACTGCTGATGCCGTATCGCGGCAGCGGCACCAGCACACGGGGGTGCTTGCTGTAATCGGTGAACAGCTTGCCACCGACCAGAACGTTGTAACCGTCGTCGCTCACCTTGATGGTCGATGTGCCTTCGGACCAGGCCAGCATATCCAGAAAGGCAATCACGTTTACGCCGCCGGCATCGGCGGCAGAGATTCGGGCCATAGTTTTCTCCGGGCGAAAAAGCCCGCACGAGGCAGGCTGGGATGTGTCTTTTGTGTTACTCAGTCGTCCAATTCGCATTAACCGATGCACGAGGCTGGGTATGAAAAATGGATTTTTTGCGGTTGGGATAGCGGCCTGCTTGCTGACCGGATGCTCCCACTTCTCCAACAGCTCTTACGGGAGCGCTACCAGCCCTCACAAGATCGCGTGCGATGACACCCCGCCGAATCAACCAGGTTGTTACAACCGCCAGCACCAAGAAGGCATTCTCAACAAACTGGTGGATTCCATTCGTGACGGAGATTGGTGACTGCTCTAGCCTGCACAGTGGTGGGCTTCGAGGTCAGCGAGACGGGAGGGTGATATGAGGTTGTGGATAGGATGTGCGCTGGCAGTAGCACTAAGCGGGTGCGGGACAATACGCACTGTGTCTAATGAAACAAAGGCCGTGGACGACCTAGCGAAATGGGATTCCTACTGCCCAGAGATCCCGCGGATGTACAGCGGCGTTGCCTACCAGTTTTGCAACCTGACGGGGCCGGAAAGAACAGGCGTGCATTCAGACCCCTACGAAATCGTGGTCGACATGGTCGCATCTGGTATTGCTGATACCGTTGTGCTGCCGTACACCAGCTATCAGCAATACAAGCACGGCAATCTGGTGATACCAAGCTTCAGTCCGCAGATGCTCAAAGAACCGGAGCAGACGGAGACTCCACAATAACAGTGGCCTCGCGGCTGTGACCTTGAGAGCTACTTCAGCGATAACTGGCGCAGGTTTTCCCAGGCGAAATGCCCGCGCTTGGCGGGCTTGGAAGGGGTCACTGATGTCAGGCGGCAGGCGCTTCTGACTCCGGCTCGGCCGGATCCTGAACAGTTACGGTAACGGTGGCGCGGTACTCGCTCAGCACCTTGGCCACCAGCACCTGGGCGGCCGGGAACTGCTGCAGGATTTCTCGGGCGCGGGTGTCGGCCTGCTCTGGGGTGGCGTACTGGATCAGGTTGGCGGAGTCGTACAGGTTGGTGGCGTTAATGGCTACGAAAGGCATGGGTCAATCTCCAGACAAAAAGAAGCCCGCTCGATGGCGGGCATTGGGTAGTTGGCTTGGGTTCAAGCCTTGGGGTATTGCTGCTTGATCTGCTGCAGGGTCGAGAAAAACGGCTCTGCTTTGGGCATGTGACCTTGATTCATGGCATGCCACAGCATGTCCAGCTGTTCCTCCACCGGCGGATACTCGGCCGCACGGCGCTTGGTGTGGTCGCACTTATGCTGAATTTTCAACGGTGAACTCCTGATCGCGGTAGGGCCAAAGGCTGACCGTGACGGTGTAGGTGCCCGGCGCCGAGAATCCCAGCTCAATGTCACTGCCGTCAGCGGTGTAGGTTTCGCTCTCGATGTTGACGGCGGCACCTTCATGCACGCCCTTTAACCAGTGCCCTTGGAGAACCGCCCCCATCTGGGGGCGCTCCTTGAGCATCTGGCCCAGCACAAAGTGATCGGCCGTCCGTGCCGGGGTGGCCACCTGGATGTAGGGCCGGTCGGTGTTGAGCCTGATGATCTTCTTGCCGTGCTCCGGCGGGCAGCTGACGGCAAACACGATCCGGCCGTCAGTCTCATAGGCTGCATAGTGTTCAATGCTGCTCATCGTTTGGTACCCATTGCGTAAAGGGTGTGATTCTGAACGCCAACGCCCGAGTTCTCCCCCCACCACTTCACCGTGATGACGAAGTAACCCGGCCCCACACCGATCGATCCCATCAGGTTGGGGAAACTATCCGCCCAGTCACCGCCACCTTGGGCGATAACCAGGCCGTTGATATCCATCTGGAACTGGTACTTGCGGATGCCGCTGCCGAATCCCTGATAGCAGCTGTACTGGGCAGTGATGAAACCACCCTCGTCCATTTGCACACCGACAGCGATCAGGGGTTGCCACTGACCTACTCCGACACCCTGGACATTCCCGGGGCTACTTGCCGATACCGGCACAGTGACAGCGTTGCCACGGATGCGCAGCGTGTCGATTTCGGCCACCCCGATCTTGGCGGCCGTAATCGCACCATTGGCGATCTTGGCGTTACTGATAGCGGCGTCTTGGATCTTGGCGTTAATGATGCTGCCATCACGGATGAAGGCATCATTCATGAACACCTGGCCGCCTTGAATCGCGAACGGACTGACGTAACCATTGCCGGCGGCGTTGATTACCGCGAACTGATCCGCCAGAACGGCCACTACCGACTGCAGCACACCATTCTGGTTCTGGACGCCAACCCCAATCCCGCCAAGGGCATACACTCCGTTTTGGGTAACTGCCACCTTGACCGAGTACTGCGCGTTGACCCGATTATTCAATCCGGTCTGCGCCGAACTGATCTGCTGCACCGAGGCGTTGGTAGCACCCAAAGACGACTGCGTGTTTTGAATCTGCTGGCTAAGTGCGCCGTCAGCATCGGTCCGCGCCGTGGCTTCGTTCTGAATCGCCGCGTTCGCATCGCCCACGGCGGTGTACAACCCGTCGATTCGCTTCCCCTCAGCGGTGAGCTTGTCACCCTGCTGGGTAACGTTGCTTTCCAGGCTGGCCACCGCCTGCGCCGAAGCAGCCGCCGAGCGGCGGCCAACTGCGATGTAGGCGATGTCGATTTCGCCCGACGTATCCACCGAGTTCATCATGTCCAGGCGAATGGCGATGATGCTTTTGCCGTTCCATCCCGCGTGGCCAGACAGGTCAAACTCAATGTCTTGCCAATCGTTGGTGGTCAGGCTGATGGTCCACGCCATGCGGCGAGCTTCAGCCAGGCCACCGTCCTCGTTTGCCCAATACATCTGGGCGCCCGCACGGGTGGTGTTGCGTCGACGCAGCCGGATACGCAGGTAAGGGTTTTCGGCGCCGGCAAACGCCGGGGTGAAGTTGCACTGCAGGTTCGTCCACTTGTTTACCGTGGCAAACAGCGGACCAGCGGTGAAGGTCGAACCGGCGGTTGTGCTTACCCATCCCAGGGTAGAACCGATGAACTCCCAGGACTTGCCTGCCACGAAGGGCTGGGCCGTGCCGATGCTGTTTTTCAGCTGGGTGATATCGCTGCTGTTGCTGCTGAGCGTACCTTCGGCGCTGTTCACCCGGTTAGTCAGCGAGTTCACGGCCGATGCCTCGGCCTTGGTGGCCACCTGACTCAGCGCGCTGGCTGCAGCGGCGGCCGCGTCGGTGGCCACCTTGTCGCTCACCGCTACCCAAGCGCTGCCGTTCCAGCGCTTGGGCGTGTTGGCGTTGCCGGTGGTGTCGATCCAGAGGTTTTGCGTCAGGCGCTTGTCAGCGGCCGGCGCGGTGCTGCCATAGATCACCTCCCCCTTGGCGCCGGCCGCCGTAGCGGCCGCCTGCGCGGCCTGCTGGGCCGTAGTCACGTTGCCATTGGTGGTGGCAAGGCTGTTCTCCAGGCTTGTGGTCCTCCCGGCCACACTGCCCAGGCTGCTGCCTTGCTGGTTCACCGTCGAGGTCAGATTGTCGACGGCGGCCGAGGTGGCCGCGTTGTCCGCGGCGTTCACCTGGCCACTGTCCCGCCAGCCGGATGCACGAGAACCGTACTCGACCTGCGGCCTGGCCAGCTCAACCGTACCGTTGGTTGCGGTCGAGGTCGCCCCATGCACCCGGTAATACACAACGGCGGCAACTGCATCGGCGGGTGCGACCGCAGTCAGCGTGTGGCGACTACCGTCAACACTGACAGGGTTAAGCGTCGAGAACGGGGCTGAAATAACCCCGCCCGAAGCATTCAGCCACTGGAAATACAGGCGTAGGGAAAGCAGGCCAGAAGTAGCTGCGCGCCGGGCGTAAACCGACGACGTAACGGTCTGTGAACCACCGACTTTTACCCTACGCGTCGTAGCAGGGATCAGCGACAGGTACGGCGAACCACTGGTAACCCCCGTCAAAGCCGACCTGAAAGCGCGCTCTCCAGCATTCAGCCAGGACTCAACCATGCTGGAATTGTTCTGCGCTGCGCCATCTCTGGTCCAACCGTCAGGCACATTCGGATCGACCGCGTTGACCTTGGTGAAAGTCGGGTTGTAGAGCAGGTTTTCCCCGCCTGAATCACCAATGGAGGCGTCTATTGCCGTGAGAGACTGGCCTTGGGCGATCAGGTCCTGACCCTGCTGGGTTACCGTATTGGTCAGGCTCTGCACGGTCGAGGCATCGGCTTTCTTGGCCACTTCCGTCAAGGCCGACTGCGCTGCTGCAGCCGCATCGGTGGCCACCTTGTCGGTCACCGCCACCCAGGCGCTGCCGCTCCAGCGCTTGGGCGTGTTGGCGTTGCCGGTAGTGTCGATCCACAGGTTCTGTGCCAGGCGCTTGTCAGCCGCCGGCGCGCTCGATCCGTAGATCACCTCACCCTTGGCGCCGGCCGCCGTGGCGGCCGCCTGCGCGGCCTGCTGGGCAGCGGTGACGTTCTGGTTGGTCGTGGCAAGACTGCCCTGCAGGCCCGTAATCGACTGGCCCTGCGTGGTCAGCTTGCCTTCGTTATCGCTGACCTTGCTGCTCAGGGTCTGCACCACCGAGGCATCGGCTTTGCTTTGGGCAACCGTCAAGGCATTGGCCGCAGCGGCCGCCGCGTCCGTGGCGATCTTGTCCGTTACCGTAACCCACGCGCTGCCGTTCCAGCGCTTCGGCGTGTTGGCATTGCCGGTGGTATCAATCCACAGGTTCTGCGCCAGGCGCTTATCCGCTGCAGGTGCGGTCGATCCATAGATGACCTCACCCTTGGCGCCGGCCGCCGTGGCGGCTTCCTGCGCGGCCTGCTGGGCGGCGGTCACGTCTTGCTTGGTGGTGGTCAACCCACCTTCAAGCGAGACGATCGACTGCCCTTGCGACACCAAGCCCTGCTCGGTCTGGCCAACTCGGCCGGTCAGCAGGTTGGTGGCCGAGACGTTCGCCGCGACCTCGCCTGCAGTGACTTGCCCATTGTCCCGCCAACCCGTTGCACGGGAACCGTATTCAGCTTGCGGCCTGGCCAGCTCCAAAGAGCCGTTTACAGCCGCTGCCGTCTGGCTGTGAACACGGAAATAGACGTTGAATCGAACAGCCCCCTCAGGTGCCACCGCTGTGAACGAGTGTCGGCTACCTTCAACCGTGATCGGCATGAATCCATTGGCCGGCGCCGAGATTACCGTGCCGGCTTCGTTGATCCACTGGTAGATGATGCGCAGGGCCAGCAAGCCCGCCTCCGCCATGCGGCGGGCGTTGACCGATGTGGTGACGCTCTGCCCGCCCGCTACCCTTGGCCGCTGGGTCGACTGGGTGACCAGCGAAAAATAAGGGCTCGCGTTCGTGACGCCGGTGACCGCGACCCGAAACGCCCGCTCTCCCGCGTTCAACCAGGACGGCACCATGCTTGGGTTTCGGGGTGCACTACCCTCCAGCACCCAACCATCTGGCACGTTGGCATCGGCCGCGCTGGCACGATTGAACGTGGGGTTGTACAGCAGGTTCTCCCCGCCCACCTCGGCGATCGCGGCGTCAATCGCCGTCATCGCCTGACCCTGGGCGGTAATGTCCTGGCCATGCTGGGCGACCGTGTTGGACAAGGTCTGCACGGTCGACGCATCGGCCTTCTTGGCCACCTCGGTCAGCGCTGACTGCGCTGCCGCTGCGGCGTCGGTGGCCACCTTGTCGGTCACGGCTACCCAGCTGCTGCCGTTCCAGCGTTTCGGCGTGTTGGCGTTGCCGGTGGTGTCGATCCACAGGTTTTGCGCCAAACGCTTATCCGCTGCAGGGGCCGCCGTCCCGTAGATCACCTCGCCCTTGGCACCTGCGGCTGTCGCAGCCGCTTGCGCCGCCTGCTGGGCTGCAGTCACCCCCTGATTGGTCGTGGTCAGGCCGTTCTGCAGGCCGATGATCGACTGACCCTGCGTGGTCAGTTTGCCATCGGCGTCACTGACGGCACTGCTCAGGCTGGATACGGCTTCCGCCGAAGCCGCGATCGAACGACGGCCTACTGCGATATAGGCAATGTCGATTTCGCCGGTGGTGTCCGACGCACTCATCATGTCCAGGCGAATGGCAATGATGCTTTTCCCGTTCCACCCCGCGTGGCCGGACAGGTCAAACTCAATGTCTTGCCAGTCGTTAGTGGCAAGGCTGATGGTCCACGCCATGCGGCGCGCCTCGGCCAGACCGCCGTCCTCGTTTGCCCAATACATCTGGGCACCCGCACGGGTGGTGTTGCGTCGGCGCAGCCGGATACGCAGGAAAGGGTTCTCGGCGCCGGCAAACGCCGGGGTGAAGTTGCACTGCAGGTTTGGGCAGCTACCGGCCGTGGCGAACAACGGGCCGGCAACAAACGTCGAACCGCTGAGGGTGCCGAACCAACCCCGCGTCGAACCGGTGAACTCCCACGCCTTGCCGGCCACGAACGACTGCGCGGCACTCAGGCTGTTCTTGAGCTGGGTGATATCGCTGCTGTAGCTGGTCAGTACGCCTTCAGCGTTACTGACACGGTTGGTCAGCAGGTTCACCGCCGACGCGTCGGCCTTGGTCGATGCCAGCGCACTGGCGGCGGCTGCAGCGGCGGCGGCATCGGTGGCCACCTTGTCGGTGACGGCCACCCAGGTGCTGCCGTTCCAGCGTTTCGGCGTGTTGGCGTTGCCGGTGGTGTCGATCCACAGGTTTTGCGTCAGGCGCTTGTCAGCGGCCGGCGCGGTGCTGCCATAGATCACCTCCCCCTTGGCGCCGGCGGCCGTGGCAGCTGCCTGCGCGGCTTGCTGGGCGGCCGTCACATCCTGCTTGGTGGTCGTCAGGCTGGACTGCATGCCAGTCATGGCCTGCCCCTGAGCGCTCACCGTGCCTTCCACATCGGTTACCCGGGTGGTCACGCTCTGCACGGCCTGTGCATCTGCCTTGGTCTGCGCAACAGCCAGGGCATTGGCCGCGGCTGCAGCGGCATCGGTGGCCACCTTGTCGGTGACGGCCACCCAGGCGCTGCCGCTCCAGCGCTTGGGTGTGTTGGCATTGCCGGTGGTGTCGATCCACAGGTTCTGTGCCAGGCGCTTGGCAGCAGCCGGGGCGGTGGTGCCATAGATCACCTCCCCTTTGGCCCCGGCCGCCGTGGCGGCCGCCTGTGCGGCCTGCTGGGCGGCCGTCACGTTGCCATTGGTGGTGGTCAGGCCGGACTGCAGGCCCTCGATCTGGGTGGCCTGCGCCGTGCTTGTACCGTTGAGCGTGGAAACGTCCGTTTCAACCTTGCCCACGCGCGTGGCGGTACCGGCCGCCGTGACGATCGCCTGGCCAACATCGGTCCAGTAGGTCGCATTGGGCGGCGGGTTGTTCTTCGGTACCGCTTTCAGTGCCTGGTACAGCTTGCCGTCGGCGCCCAGTACACCCTGATTCAGGGTGTAGGTCTTGTCCTTGTTGTACGGCAACGATCCGGCCAACGCGGAGACGGTATTGATCTGCTGCTGCAGCTCGGATCGGGCCGCATCGACTTCCTGATCAACTGCTGCAAGCTGCTGCTGCAACTCATCACGGGCCGCCACCACCGACGACTTGACCGTCTCGATCGCGTTGTTGACCCCGGCCACCTGCTCATTCAGCTCGCTGCGGACTTCCCCAACGCGCTCGTTCACCGAGCCAGGGCCATTCTTGTCGACCAGGTCGATACGGCTGGTCAGTTCTTTGCCCAGTTCGCTCTCGGTGATCTGATCCTTAATCTGCTCAAGAATCGCTCCAGCGTCTGCGCTGGCCATCCCGGCAACCACCGTCGGTGCTACCGGGAAGAATGGGCCAAGGTTACCGGAACGATCGACCAGGCGAGCCCAGAAATAGAACTGTTGGCCCGCGCGCAAGCCCTGCATGACGTACTCGTTCTGCGGGTAGGCCAGGTCGGCCAGCTTGGTGGCCTGGTTCAAGTCTGTACCTTCGCTGTACCACAGCTCGGTACGCTGGGTGTCACTGGAGCCAGCAGGGAAGCCCCACTTGATGCCGATGCCGAACAGCAGGCTTTCGGTATCCAGAAAGGTAACGGCCGGCGGCAGGCCTTCCTTGCCATTCAGCTGAGTCAGGGTCGAGCTTTTCCAGATCGACGTAATCTCGAACGAGCTCACAGCGCGTACGCGTGCAAGGTAGGCACCCGCATAAATGCCGACCACGTCTACCGATGTTGCGCCGGTGCGCTGCAGGCGAACCCAGTTGCCGTTGTCCTTTCGCCACTCCACGTCATAGGCGACAGCGCCCTCCACCGCCGGCCAGGCGATGGTCATGGTGCTGACCGCGATACCCTGGTCGATCATGTGGGCGGACGACAATGTCACGCTTGCCGGGGGCTGCACGGTGGTCACCGGGATAACACTAATCGGGCGCTCGTCCAACTTGGCGCCGGTGTCGATCGCCGCGAACTTGCTCGGGTTGAACTCGAGCGCGGTGATCTCGTACTCGCCCTCTTGGGTGCGCGTTGTTTTCAGCACCCGGAACAGCTGCACCGCCAGGTCGTGGTAATCGATTGCCCACTGCAGTTCCGGCTCGGGCTGCACGCCATACGCGGTGGTTACCGTCACCGCGCGGCCGGCAACCGACTGCACCGTGCGTGCCTGGGCGGTACCGTTCGGCAGGTTCAAGATCAGCCGGTCGCCAGCCTTGATCGGCGTGTCACGGTCCAAGGTCACAACGCGGCCGGCAGCCGCCGAGATCCGGCCGCCGTTTGGACGGCCCGCAACCAGCTCGTCTGCGACGGGAATGACGTAGCCAGGCAGCGGAATGCGCCCTTCCATGCCGGTCTTGAAAGTGACGGTGCGGTCCTGGCTGTTACTCAGCAGCGCCCACTTGCCGCGGCGCTGAGCCTCGGACGCACGGGTGCAGCCGATGGCAGAAATCTCCACCGGACGGTCCCGGTACCGTCGCTGGAGAGCGTTGTCGGTGACTGGGATGACATCGGTGTCATAGTTGTTGGCCGGGTTGTCGTAGCTGACCAGTGCCCGGCTGTAGTGGGTATTGCGTTCGGCACCGCCGTAAACGAACTCACCGTCGATGACGTTGGCTCGGGTGAAAACATAATCGATATCCTGAGCGCGCGGCATGTCTGCCTGCATAAACAGAGAGCCGTGAGCCCAGTACACCATGCCGCGATAGACTGCCGACAGGTCCCGCAGGAGTGTCCACGCCTCGGCACGGCCTTGCAGATTCATGTCGCACAGGTAGCGCGGCTCTTGACCACCCACACCATCTGGCACCAGCTGGTCGCAGTACTGGGCTATGCGGTACATCTCCCATTTATCGACCATCCACGATTTGATGCGCTTACCCAGGCCGAAACGGTCCTCCACGCACACGCCAAAAGTGACGAACGCGGGGTTGTTGGTCCAAGCCTGCTTGAAAGTGCCATCCCATACACCGGTGTAGGTACGCGCAATCGGATCGTAGTTGCTCGGCACCGGCCAGCGCTTGGCCTTGCACTTCACGGTTACCGCTGGGATGTTCTGGAACTGCTGGGCGTCAAACTCGATGTACAGCAGCGCGGTATTCGGGTACCGCAGCTTCTCGTCGATGATCTCGGTATAGCCCGCGATGGTCATCGTGTCGGCCACGGTGCCGCTGTTGGCATTCGGAGTGATACGGCGCACGCGCAACATCCAGCCGGAGGTAGCCTTGGGCAGGTTCACGCGCACCGAGCGCTGATAGCCATTGGTGGTCTTGCCGTCCACCGCCCCCAGGTGCGCCTCGACGTAGGCGCCACCATCGGTGGCGATATCGATGGCGTACTCAATACGGTAGCCGTTGGTATTGCCACTGCTGTCCTGCTGCGCCAGGCGCGGCCAGGCCATTCGCACGCGCACAGCCGAGAGCTGGGTGTTGCTCAGGGCACGGGCAAATGGATTGTCGCTGCGCAGCTCAACGTTGACGGTGGTCTCGTTCTCGATCGCAGGAATGCCCTGGATGTATTCCTGCTCGACGGAGCCTGGGCGCCACTCCCACTTCACGCCGGGAAAATTCACATTGCCGCTGGTGTCAATGATCGGAGTGTTGTCGAGGAAGATGTCGCGGTCAGTGGGAGCGCCGTCGAACTCACCCTCCCCCACGGCAATCAGAATCTTGCCGATGTTGGTCGACTGCAGGCTATCAGGCGCCTCTACAGGCGTTTTCGGCTTGCTACTGCCGCCCTTGGCGCCAGTGATATCCACGTGATCTGCTGGGCCCATGCTTTCCTCCGGGCAATAAAAAGCCGCCCGGAGGCGGCATGTTCGCTGAATCGGCCCTAAGCCTTATCTTGCGCCTCGATCGAGGCGGAGATGATCGCTCCGCCCCATCGGCGCTCGCCGATGCAAATCGGAACAGGGTTGCCGCTGGCGGTGGTGTTCTTGGCTGAGCCGAAAGCGTACGACGGCAAGTTCTCGGGTGCTGCGCTTTGGGATAGGCCCTTGGCTTGGGGGCTGAGCAATTGAATAGCGCCGCCAGCGACGTTGGCCACACCGGCCCCCATCAGACCTGCTGCGAGACCGCCAGAGGCGAATGTAGATGCAACGATCAACGCTGCGCCTATGACCACCTGAAGAATGCCACCGCGCTTGCTCCCCTCGATCACTGGCACAATGCGAACTTCTTGTGTTCCGCGCCTTCCCAGATCGTCTAGCCCAACGTTCTTACGGTTGCGGAATATGGCGAAACGCATACCCAAGCCGTCCAGGCGCTTGATCTCCTCTTCAAAACCTTCCAGTGTGGCCTTGAGGGCCTTGAACGTCTCCCATGTCTCTCCGCTGTCGATCTGACGACGGTGTGTGCGACCGAATTTTCGCGCCAGGGAGCCGGACAGCTTGATCGTGGTCATGGCCGTAGAAACAATGGCGCTCATTTTGCCTCCTTGTGCCGCAGGACAAGTCTTGTTCGGTCGAGCCATGGCCCGCCGAACACGATGATTTCTGATGGCCTGCCAAGCAGGTGATGCAACATGAACGGACCAGGACCGAAGACTTGGGCATGTTCCTCGGGGAGTTGCGCATCGGCGCCAAGGTAGATGCCGGCGTGGTTCGGGTGAGCCGTGCGGCCTACGGCCATGACGATCATGTCGCCGCGCTGGGGGTGGCTCACCTGGTAGAAGCCAGCGGACTCATAGGCCTGCTCATAGAGGCTAGGGCCATCAGCTTTCTCCCACCATCCATCCTCCCGGGCGTAGGCTGGAAACTCCAGCCCCCACTCGCGCTTGTACCAGTCAGCACAGACCTGCCAGCAATCCCAGGCACCGTGCACAAACGGCCGCCCCAGCAGCGGGGAGTGACCGGTCGGGGTGATGCTTCGCAGGTCACCTTCCGGCCAAGACAAGATGTGCCAGGGCAAGCCCGTGGCTTCGCACATGGCCAAGTCGCGTGGCGACGGCCTGCTGGTAGCGTCCGGATGTGAGTGCACGATCCCGATCACGTCGCCAAGATCCTCGGCTGCAGCGTAGGCTTCAGGCGAGATACGGAATTCCTCCGACGGCTCTGTGGCAGTGTTCTCGCAGGCCACGTACCGGTGCGAGCGACCAGCTGAAATGATTAGTCCGCAGCACTCGCGCGGGTACTCTGCCGCAGCGTGCGCCTGCACGGCAGCGAGGACGTGTTTGCGCATGGTCAACTCCGTGCGATCAGGGAAACAGCCGGGAAGCCGCCGAAAGGAAGTTGGTTGCCCTGGCCGTGTCGAACAATGCAGCCCGAATCCAGGCAGCCATTGCACTGGTCCTTGGCCGGGTCGGCCGTGGGGCTGCCGTCGAGGTCAAAGTAAGGTCCGGTGTAGCCGCAGTTCGGACCCCGATAACCTGCAGTCATTGCCCAGTGACAGAGCTGCGTCATCTGCCGGCCGATCGTTTCCCCGCCAACATCACCCGGGCTGGCCAGCTCCCAGGCCACCGTGGCGCCGCTCTCAGAAACCTTCTGATCGATGTACCAGACCTCGATCGCTTCCTCGGTGGGCTCCGCTTCCGGATTACCATCGGGGAAATTTGCAGCATCCAGATAGCGCGCCATGGTGTGGCGCATCGTCAACTTGAACTCGAGCAAGTCATCGAAGGCCAGGCACAGGGCGGTGATCCTGCCGTTGACATTGCCTACGGTAAGCGTGGGCCGCACGGCAGTGCCGTCCGAATTGGCTTCGATGCCATCGATCTGCATTGGCCAGGCCCCGTACTCGTTGCCCTGCCACCAGATCGACTTGGCCGGCAACTGGTCGGCGTTCACGCCAGCATCGGCCAGCTCTTGAGGCGTGTGCGGAATAGCGTGCCCATGGAACCTAAGCATGTCAGCCCCGAAGTCTGAGCCGTCGAGTTCAAACAGCAGAATCTCCGCCCCAGGCTCCAGCTTCTGCAACTGAGTAAACAAGCTCATGGATGAAAGGCTCTCTCAAAGGTTGCCGTCAGCACCACCACCCCACCCGGCTTGCGCTGCTGCCGAAAGGCCTTGCAGCGATACATGCCGAGTAAACCCTCGGGATTGGTCCACAAGAACGCGGTAGCGCCACGATGTCGTCGAATGAAGACCAGGATGGGCGCGACCTCGTCCGCCAAGCCGCCGAACGACAGCGACCAGCTGTCTGTTTCGGCGTTCAAGCCATCGGTGGACACTTGGGCATAGTTGTCACCGAACTGTGATGTCCGAGTCCGCAGGGTGCTGTCACCGCCAGCCTCGTCGTCAGGTGTCCAGGTAAATGTTTCGATCGCCATCAGCGTCTCCCGTTGCTGTTTCGATAGCTCACGCCACCGGCGCGCCAAGAGTCGGTAATGGCTCGCTCAGCTACACCCTGCATCTGCTTCTGCAAGTTCTGCTGAAGCGCAGTGCTATCAAGCTCCATACCCTCATCGCTCCTATCCGGAACGGTTAAATACATAGGAGCATCAATCTGCACGAGTGTGCCGCCGCTCGCGGAGCCGCCGACCATCTGTACACCCAGCGATCCGTCAGGACCGCGGGCCAAAGGCATGATCGCCTCAGGCCCATCTTCACCAGCGACTCCCAGCCCGCCATTGCCCATGCCGAACATGGTCGGCGTGTTCAAAATGTTGTTGGTGGCGAACCCGGCGCCTTTGGCGAACATCTGCACACCGTTCGACCAGGCGCCACCTAGGGCCTGCGGAAAATACGTGCTTCCATAGCCAGCCTGGGATGCGCCCAGGTTAGAAGAGATCGCTCCGGCAGATCCCGGAGTCATACCGTTGCCGGACCCGCCGCCGAAGTAGCTGCCGACTGCCGAGACACCCAGCCCCACAAGCCCACTCAGTAACGAGCTTGCTGCTTGTTGACTGGCGATCCTGGCCATATCCGAGAGCACGCTAACGGTGAAGCTCTTGAAGTTGGCCTTCCCCGTCATGGCAAACTCGGCCACAGCGTCACGTGCCGTATTGAAACCGGTGGTGAGCATGTCGTCAGTCGCGCCAGCCACGTTCGCTGCGTCAGCCTGGATGTTGGCCCAAGCCCGCTTGGCGCCGTTTCGGTGGTCGCGCTGCGCCTGCAATCTGGCCTCGAAGCCGTCGACCTCCATCTGCAACTCACGCGCCTGGTAGTCGGCGAGATCTGCCAGCCGCTGCTGGTAGGCGTCCTGACTGAGCCGGCGCGACACGTCCTCTTGCTGCTCCTCCAGTTGTCGACGCGCCTCCGCATATTTCTGCCGGACGGTGTTTAACCGGTCGGCCTCTTCACGCTGGTCATCGCCCATACCTACGCCGGCCACATCCGCATTGATTGCGTCCTGACGGGTCTGCAGCAACACTTCCATGGCTTTGCGATAGGCCTCCGCGCTGTTGCGGCGGATCTCTGCAAGCTTCTTCTCCTCCTCGGCACGCTTCTGCAAAACCGGGTCGGCGTAGGCCGTGTTCAGGTTCTTGATGCCAAGTTCCATCTCGGCGGCGGTGATCTTGCCCGCGGCTTGCGCCTTGCGCAGCCCCTGCACACCCTCCGCCAGATCCTCCAGCCGCTTTTTCTCCGGCAACGCGCGGTCGATGATGGCGTCGAGGGCCTTGATCTCATCCTTCAGCGCCTTCGTGCGGTCCTTGGTGCCCTCAGTAGCATCCTTGTTGGCCTTCTTCTGCGACTCGATCGCGCTGGCCGCCGAAAGAATCGCCTGGCGATCCGTGTCGGTGAGGTCGGCATTTTCCTCGATATAGCGGTTGGCGATCTTGGTGGCATCGCCGTTGTCTTGGAGGCCGGCCAGCTGCTTCTGCAGTGTCTCCAGGTAGGTCTGACCCGCCGAGCTCATGCCAACCTTCGCGGCGTTGTTCGCCTGGGTGGCCGAGGTATTTTCTTGGGTGACGCCGGTGAGCACACGCAGCGTTTCGGCGATCAGGTTCGAGCGCTGGTCGGCGTCGCTGACCGCACCGGCCTGGGTAATCCACTGCTGCACCGTGCTGGACGGCAGCTGAAGACGGTTGCCGACCTCTTGCAGGATCGGTGAAAGCCCTTGGCCCGCCGTGCGCGCTTCGTTGAGCCGATCAACCAGGCCTTGGTACTCAGCCAACTGCCGGTTGTACTGACCACCGGAGTCACGCGCCGGCGCAGTGACCACGGCAGAGCGGATGGACTGGGCCAGGTCGCCATACGCATCCTTGACCTTGTCCGCCGACGAGATCTGTTCCTGCTGCCACTTGACCAGCGATGCTTCGCGCTGGTCCTTGTTGAGCTTTGCGAATTCCTCCCGAAGCTGGGCGACCGGCTTGCGCAGATCCTCCAGGCTAACGCCTGCCTGATCGGCGTTGTTGCTCAGTAGCAGGAAGCTGGCAGCCGCCGTGCCGGCCAACAGGGCAAGCCCCATCGGCCCGCCCAGGACGCTGAGCAGGCCTGCACTGACTGTCCGAAGGCCGGCCTGTGCGGTTGCTACCGCGGTGGTAGCGGCTGCTTCGCGCTGCCGCGCCTGCGCCAGCTGGATGGACATTTGGGTCTGTACAGCAGTGCCACGCGCCGCCACTGCTTCGCGAGCTGCCAGGATGGTAGCGGTTTCGGCTTTGCGCTGATCGGCTAAGGCCGCCTGCAACACCGCTTCGGCCTGGGCGATACGCGCGGCACGGTCGGCCAGGGCCGCTTTTACGGCCAACCCAGACTTAGCGACGTAGTTGGTCAACGCGGCGACGCCAGCTCCCCCCATGGCCACGGCCACCAGGTCGACGTTGTCGGCCAGCGCAATCAGCACATTCGACAGGCCTGCTACGGCGCCGGTCTGCTCTTCCATCCTTCCGAGGAAGGTCTGCACGGCGTTGCCGATGTTCACCAAGGCGTCCTGTACGCTGGTGGACATATCAGCCGCAGCCTTACGGTTGGCCTCAACGGTGCGCAGCAGCCCGGTATTGATGTCGTCAAGCGATAGCTTGCCCTGCACCCCCAGCTTGCGGATCTCTTCAGCGCTCTTGCCGGTGGCGTTGGCGATAGCCGTGACGATCGTCGGCATGGCCTCCTGAATGGACACCCAGCCATCGGCCTCGACTTTGCCGGTTTGCAGCGCTTTCGAGTAAGCATCCAGCGCTGAGCCTGCCTTGTCGGCGGCGGCGGCGTTGGTCACCAGCAGGAAGCTGAAGCTGTCGGTGATGTCGAGCGTCTGCTGGGTGTTGAAGCCCAGGCTGCGCATGACATCGGCAGTGCGAATGTACAGCTCTTGGGCCTCGGCCAGGGGGCGGTAGGTTTCCTGGGCCGTGCGCAGCAGGTGTTCCTGCACCATCTGGTATTCGCCAGCACTGCCGGCGGCAGCCTTCATCCGATCCGACATCTGCCCGTAGGCGTCGACCTGCTTGATGATGCTGCCGATGATGCCAGCACCGGCCACGGCGGCAAAGGCGCCGCGGATGAGCCCGCCAGCCTGCTGGGCCGCGCCACCTGCGCTATCAAACGCGGAGTCGACTTGGGCCAGATTGCGGTCGATCGAATCAGTGGTGCGGGCCACCACCTGGTCAGCACTGGCCAGCTCCCGGCGAAGCTGAGCCGTTGTGGCCTCGATCTGGACCAGCATCCCCTGGACTTGTTGGTCGGCCATGCAAATCTCCAAGCACAAAAAAACCGCCCGGAGGCGGCACGCTATCTACTGTTGAGGCCTCCCCCGCAGGAAGTTTTTGAGCTTTTCGGCGACGCTCTCCTGCTTCTGGGGCGCAGCTTGGGCTTTTCCTTGGTCAGCCTGCCCGCGCCCTGTCCAGTCGAGGTGGGCATCGAGCGCAAGCATGATCTGCGGGATGGGGGTCTGCCACGCGGTGTCAGGCGGCCAGCCAAGCCAGCCGGTGGCCACGCCGAATAGGTAATCGACGTAGCTGCCGTTCTTCACTGCGCTGTGCTGGCCGCCTCGTCCTTTCCCCGGGCGACAACGCTCGGCGGCACAGGGTTGAGTAGGACAGTGATGAACTCGGTCAGCTGACCGGACACTTTGGCTACACCGGAGTGGAATACTTCACCGGCGATGGCCGGGTGCTGATCGGGCTTCAGGTCGGCGCCGGCGATGACGATGTCTGCGCAAGCAGCAATGCTCATCAGGCGCATGGACTCTAGGGCTGCGCGCAACCCGCCAAAGCGGGCCTCAATGCGCAGTGCCGCATCCAACGTAGGCTTGAGGGTGTAGCTGCGCGCACCGATCACCAGCGTGACGGTGCCATGCAAGGCTTCGCTCATTGGGGTTCTCGCAACGAAGAAAGGGGCTCAGCCCCTTCGGTCAAGGGACTGCCGGGCCGGCAGGGATTTCAATAATGTCGGTGTTGATCGCGAACGTCATATTGCGACGCACCACGTTATCGGCCGCACCTGGAGCCACGGTGTTGTTCATCACCTTCACCCCGAAGTAGAAGGTGGTGGGCAGGATGACAGGGCTTGCATCTGGGTCACCATCGTTGAGCGTGACCTTGACGTTGTAGTTGCCCTTGGAGCGGTCCTTGTGCGCCACCGACACGGCTTTTTGACCAGCATCGCCACTGTCCAGGCCCACGGTCATGGTCATGTTCCCCGCGTCGGCGGTGCCCTTGTACTTGCGCACGCGGCCATCGCTCAGGGAAGTGAAGTTTACGGCACTGAAGGTGTCGCCAAATTCGCCCAGGTCTTCGATCTCGCCCACCTGTACGTACGTGTCGGCCTTGTACTTGGTTTCGCTATCGGCACCGGTCTTTCCGCCGATGGCAAGGCGGCAGCCCGCGGCTGTGTTGAGGTTGTCGTCGGCCATGAGGGTTCCTCCAAAGGCACATTGGATAAAAAGCCGCGGCGCGGCCGGTGGGTAGTTCAGTGGGTAGTGATCACGCGGACGGTGATCGAGCCCTGGTAAGTAATGCCGTCGGCGTCGCGCTGAGCGTCGGCCTGCTCGACCCGGATGGATACCGCGCGGCCCACCTCCAATGGGAGGCGACGCTCGTCCAAAGCGGCGATGACTTCGCCGTTGATGCGCTTTACCTCGGCCTGGCCCACGGCATCGGACCAGACGGACAGGTACAACAGACGCGTTTCGCGCTTCCGGCCCGCGATTGGGCTGCTGTTGACCGATACCTCCCGGTCGATGGATACGTAGGGCATTTCAGCATTCAATGGCGCGCCGTCGTATATCGGGCAGCTGACCTCGGCCTGAAGCCTGGCGAAGATGGCCTCCTGCAGTGCCAGAGATGGATCAGCCATTGCCTACCCCCTGGCTTGCTTTACGCAGCGTTCGGCGGACTGCTTCCTGCAAATCGGCCATCACAAACTCGCGGTTTACATCCAAAGACGGCCGCAACCATGGGTGCGCCGGCCTCGCTGGTATGTCCGGGTACTTGCCGAAGAAGTGCTGCCCATCGGACTTGTTCTTCGTGTCGCGCTGGCGTATCGAGTTGCGCCGCCCTTTCAGTTGCGACTTGTCGCGGTTGTTGGTGTGCACGCCGCCGATCGCGTTCCGGTCAGCTCGCTGGTACATGCTACCGGAATAGCCCTTGGTGCCGTACTCAAGGAACCGCAGGTAAAAGAATCGGCGATTGTCTCGCTTGCCCCGTATGCCCACCTGAGCATCCAGCCCGCTGGGGGTGACGTAGACACGCAGGGCGGCAGCAGCAGCCCCGGTATCCTTGGGGATCAGCTGTCGCTGGGTTTCGAGTACCCGCGCGGCTGCTTTGGCCATGGCAGGCTGCAACTCGTTGTCCATCGTCTTGTGGATGTTGCGCAGCGTCCGGCGTAGCCGGATGTCACCGCGAAGGCTCGACCGGCGCGCCATACCCTACTCCTTGGCCGGATCAGCCTTTGCGGGCTTCGCGGCCTTGTCGGTGACCGCTTCGGCGTACCCCCGGGCAATCAGGCCTTCGCCATAGGCATTGTCGACCTCGAATTCTTCGCCCTTCTCACGCTCACCAGATGCGCCCGTCAGGGGGCCTAGTGCTCGAATTTTCATCATTCACCTCATGGGTTAGGTACCGATGAGCAGAGAAGCCTCATCAAGGAGTTTTCGTTGTCCGGCAAAACGGCCTCAACCTGGTAGGTGATCCCCCGGCGTGTCAGGCGCGATCCTGCGACGATATCTGGGCGCGACCTGCCGATGATTTCGGCGGTTACAACAGCACTCAGCTTTTCAGCAACCGCAATGATCCGACCGTTTGGGGTACGAATCTCACCCCACATTTCAGGGCGAGCAGCTGGCAGCCACGTCACTTTGGCGCCCCCGGATTTATTCCTCTCCTCGTGACGATGAGCCACCTGCAGCCGATGACGCAGCGGCCCGGCCCTCATATGCCCCACCCGATACGATGCGGCGTCAGGAGCGCCTTCGAACCTTGCGGCAGTTCGGTGGCGATGGTCCCGATCACGACGTCCTCACGGTTCGCGTAAAGGTGGCCGAGGATCAGCAAGCAAGCGGCCTTGATCTGCTTGTTGCAGACCATGGGTGCCTCGCCAGCATCCCCGGCGCCGACAGCCTCATCCAGCGCCTGCTGGTCGGCATAGAAACGACGGTTCAGATAGTCCATAGCCTGCCCTTCTGCCGCCTCGATCAGCAGCTCCAAGTATTCGTCATCATCGTCGGGATCTCGGAGATGATGCCGGGCAATGGTCAAGCTAATGACCGACATACCCTTACTCCTTCAGCGGTTCGAGCGATGCCAGATTCCGCTGCACCAGTTCCTCCGCATGCCGGCGCGGGACCGTATAAGCAGGCCCGCCACGACGACGAAGCTCGCCTTCATCCATGTAAGACCGCAGCGGATAAATCTGAAGAGTCGCAGGGTTAGGGTTGGCCTGGCCCTCTTGTGCCAACTGTTCAGCGCTGGTGCTGCTATCAGCCAAGGTTGAAGCGGCCTGACTGGCGTCTTCGGATAACGCAGCGTCAGTAGCGGCGATGCCGGAGCTAGCACCCTGATCGCCCGTGACGACATCCGAGCCAGTGCCAGCGACTGCTTGTCCTTGTGCCGGCACAACGCCCGAGCCTTCCGCTGGAGCTCGAGCGGTTGCAGGAGCCCCCGAGTCGCCCGAATCGCCCGGGTCACCGCTTGCTGGAGGGTGTGCCGCGGCCGGCGAAAGAAGCGAGTCACCTTCAGGCGGGCCATCAGTGGAGTCAACGGTCGAGACCGGATTCTTCGCATCAGCCGTGGAGGCTGGTGTTTCCTGTTTACGTGCCATTGGATTACTCCATTGCGGCGCCATTTCTGGCGCCGATCTGCGGGATGGTTAAGGCGTGACCAACGGGCCAGTAACGAACGCTTCGTCGCGATAGATGGCAAAGGCCAGGCGCTCTTCAGCACGAATCGTTGCCATGTTTTTCTCGAAGTCATCACTGTTCTCGGTCGAGATCAACACTTCGATTTCCATGCGGTCGAAGATCTGAGCGCCGAGCTTGAAGGCACCAACCAGAAAGTCGTTCTGGGTCATGGCCTGGGTGGAAACCACCGGACGATTCCACAGCTTCGCGTTAGTGCCCTCTTGCGGTTGACCGATGATGTAGCGGCCTTCCCCGTCCTTGGTCAGCTCAATGGCCGCCCAGTCGATCGGGTTGAGCACGATGCCGTCCGATGGAAACTCGGCCAGTTCGGCCTGCAGCAGAGCCAGGCGCAGGCGGTCAATGCGCTGCTCGCCCACTACTGCAACGCCAGCCGGGGCGGCGTACAGTTGAGCAACGGTCATGAGGCCCTGCAGGTTCACACCGGTACCGTTGCCGTAAAGCAGCTGAGCCTCTTCAGCCATATTCAGGCCGTAGCGTGCACGACCGTCGATGTAGCTCTGCAGGGCCTTGGCATCGTCCAGCATCTGGCGGCTGGCTTTGAACAAATGGGCGATGGTTCGCACATTCGCAGTGGTCAGGCCGAAAGTGAGATCGGAGTATGGCTTGGCAGTGGTCTCCGCCACGGTGCGGGCGTTGTTGGTGAAGCCTGTCTCACGGACGTACTCGATCGAGTTCGATTCGGTGGTACCCGGCGCGACCAGGTCGCGAACGGTCAGTCGGCGTTGAGCTGGGGCAATAATCCCCGGCAGGCGCTGAGTCTGCACCAGGTCACCGCCGGTTGCGGTGGTGATGGCTGCACGCGGCACGGAGACACGACGAGAGCCGCGGAAGGATGAGTTCATGTCCTTCATTTCTTCGCTTTCGATCACGAGGGCGCCTACAGACTTCTGCGGTTCCTCCTGATGGTTGCGATCCCGGCTTGCGTTCACGAGCTTTTGCTCGGCCTCGCCCAATCGCGCCTGAAGCTCGCCCTGCTTGGTCAGCAGTTCATCAACCTTGGCGCGGGTTTCGGTATTCATTTCGCCGGAGGCCTTGATCTGCTTCTCGGTCGCCTCGGCCTGGCTTTTGATCTGATCGCCAATGCCCTTGAGGCTGGCGTTGAGTTCCTTGACTTGGGCTTCAAAGTCCATGGTCACTTTCCTTTCAGAGAATTGAGGAGGTTGGTTGCCGCGCTCAGAGAGGCGGAGAGGTCTGGCGCGACAGCGCGAGGCTTATCGGGCGGGGCAGCGTTATGCGTACCCCCGCCGGCAGCGCGAGGCATGCCGGACTTGAAACTGGCGAATAGTTCACGGCGCTCGGAACGAGGCATGCCGCCCTTGGCCAGGGCTACATCCATGGCCTTGAGTGCATTGGCCTGCGCGGCGTCTTCGGTTTCGCGCTCGGTGACCTCTGTCGACGACAACAGCCCGGTGGCCAGGCCCAGCTCCACGGCGCGCTTGCCACGGATGTAGGTCTCGTCGTCCATCAGCTCAGCCATGTCCTCTGCCGACTGCCCACTGGTCTCGGCATAGAGGTCGGCCATCGCGGCGTCGAACTCCTGCATGTCGTCGGCGATATCACGCAGGTAATTGCGATTGCCAGCGAGCCAGGTCCAGCAGTTGTGGATCATGAGGAAGGCGCTACTGGCCACCTCCCGCTTCTTGCCAGCCAGGAAGACAATCGAAGCAGCGCTGGCGGCCATGCCGAGCACCTTGGTGGTGACCTCATGGCTGTGCTCTTGCAGACGGTTGTAAATGGCGATGCCTTCGAACATGTCGCCGCCTGGCGAGTTGATGTAGACGGTGACATCTCGCTCGCCTATGGCCCGCAGAGCGGCATCGATTCGTTTCAGCGTGACGCCTTCGCCATACCAGTCTTCGCCGATCACTCCGTAAACAGTGATGGTGTCCGAGGTGTTCTCGACGGCCGCCTGGATCGCGGGATTCCATTTTTCGAGCGCGCGCGGGCTCATCTCGCTGCGCAGGCCGCGAGACTGGATCTTGTGCTTCATGGATTGCTCCCGTGATTTACTTTTCCGGCTGTTGGAGCCAGTTCATCAATGCGGCCCTTGCGGCCTGGCTATCGTTTTGCTTGCCCAGCTGGTCAAGTGGCACCAGGTTGGATTGCACGGTCAGTACATCGCCACCCGGCATGCTGGGAAGGTTTTCTTTCCGCCGGCCCTCGTTTCGGGTCATGTAGCCGTTCTGCCCCATCGTGCTGAGATAGGCCGCGCGACCAGCGCTGTCCGCACGCAAGAACGCTTCAAGTGAGTACTCTGCGTAGAACTTGATCCGGTCAACAGCCGTCATGCACCACTTGTTTACGCACTGCTCGATAGGCGCCGTGAAGGACATGATGCAGTAGGTGAGAAACGCGATCTGCTGCTGTTCCAGGCCAGTGCCCCAGTTGCTGCCCTTGTCGGTCTTCATCACCATCCAGGGTGGGACGCCGAACCAGCGGCAGATTTCCTCGATGCTGTGTCCTCTCGACTCCAGCAACTGCGCATCAGCAGGGTTGATGCCGATCATTTCCGGCTTCACGCCTTGCTCGAGCACAGGGCTCTTGCCGGCATTCAACGCCCCGGAGATCGTCTTCACGTACTCACGAAACTCAACGCGCTGGGCCGGGTTCAGCGTCTTGTCGACCGAAAACGCGACCGTGGGCATCATGCCGTTACGGAAGGTGCTGTTGGCAGCATCATCTGCAGACATCGCAGAACCGAACACATCCGCTCCGTACCGAATAGCAGAAAGGCCGACTCGACCATCCAGGGTAAAGGCTGGGATGTGCAGCATGTCCTGCCGCTGAATCTCTCGACGTGCGCCCTTACGGGGCCTGAAGAAGTATCTGAGTCGTCCGTCATCGTCGAACTCGAGGTCGACTCTCGACGGCATCAGGAAGTCCAGAGCGATGACCCGACCAGCAGATCGGTGGATCTCGCAATAGGCGTTCCCCCAGAGCAGCATCGAAGCGACGACTGCCTGCCAAAAATGGAAAGCGGCCATATCCTCGTTGGGGCTGTTATGCACAACGTCGTACAGCGGGAAGTCCCGGGCACTTTCCCGGCTTCCGTCCGGCATCCGCCGGTAGATGCTCAACGGCAAGCCGGCCACCGAGGTCGAGATAATCCGGACGCATGCCCACACTGTGGAAAGGCGCATGGCCTTGTCGACGCTGACTGACTTCCCACTACTGGACTGGGCACCGTTGAAAGCGCTCCAGAAACCTCCATCCGACAGCTTGATGGTCTTGCCGAGCCATTCACTCATGCTGGCTGAAGGCTTGGTGACAGCAGCCCCCAATGCCTGGGATAGAGATTTAATCACTGACAAGCCCTCTGCGGATGAAGCCGGCGATGCAGAAAAAGCTCAGCGATCCCGCGAGTAAAGCCCAGCCGGTACCAGCCAGCATCCAGACGCCCCCGCATGCCAAGCAGAAAGCGACCACTGAGCAGGCGATGAAAATATGAAATGCGTTCATGCGATCAGTGGATCCCGAATGCCTGCCATGAAGTTGTCCATTCCCCCGCGGCCTTCAGGATTGAGGCTGATCAGAGAAACGGCGTTGAAAGTAGCCATGAGCGGATCGATCTTGGCCGTGCCCGAGGCCTGCTTGGTGATCAAGAAGGCGTTGGCCGACGGGACGCCTTTGGCGTTCCCGCACGACCAGGCCATGAGCGGCTGGCCGCAGTGCAGCAGCGTGCCCTCGGCAAGCTTGCGCTCTGTCGTCTTGATCGCGCCGGTTAGCTTCCAGCCTTGGGAAATGCCAACAATCTTGTCTTCCTCGACACCGGCATCAGCCAGGGCGTCGAGAACAGAACCGATTCCCGCGGGGTCGAGCCCGACCTTGTCGAGCAGCCCCGTCTCGTTGATGCGCTTGACGATGGCAGCGAATTCCTCGACGTCATCACCGATCCGCTTGACGATGGTCAAATCGCCAATCGCTTCGAGATCCTTGAGCCTGGGTGCTTCGGACTTGCGCCGCTTAAGCACCGAGGGATGGGCCCAGGCATGCGCCCAGTGGAACCACCGTCGCGTACCAGACTCTCGACCTATGACGGCAAGCCCGAGCAAGTCGTCCAGGCCGCCACCGTCACCACCCACATCAATGACCTCGCACCGCTCAAGGATCTGCTCCAGGTTGAGCCAGGTGGCCGCCTGTGGCTCCCAGAACTCTGCGCCTACCCAGGCGTCCGACATCAGGGCTAGGCCGATCTCGATGTTGAGGTGCTTGGCCAGGAAGCCGCGCAGCTCTGCTTCTCCGTCAATCTCCGCCTGCATGAATAAGCGCTCAAGCGTGGGGCGGTCGACCGAGAACCCCATGTTGGGATTAACCAGGTGGAAGTTCTCGGGCCTGCGAGCCTCGCCGCTGTCGATCATCTCCTTGGAGAATTCGTAGATGATCGGCAGGAAGCGGTTGTCGTTGATGCGACCATCACGCACGCCGCGAGCGTAGTTCAGCTTCGACCGGAACACGCCAGCGGGCGGCTCGTTCGACTGAGTGGTAAGCCAGATGACGAAGCCTTCAGGCCTGGAAAGCAAACCACCGGTGGCCTCGCGAATCATATCCGCAGCTTTGGGGTTCTTGCCAAAGAGCCAGGCCTCATCGATCAGAACGCCGACAGCCTTTTTGCCCCCCACCACATCGCTGTCAGCGGCAACCACCTTCAGCGTGGCGCCCGTCTCGCGGTGAGTTATCAGCCGAAGGTGTGGCTGCACATGCAGCAGATCCTTCAACTCCTCGTCGTTGTTGACCATGTCCTTGGCAGGCACGAAGGCGTTGTCGGCAATCTCCTTGGTCGGCGCGAGAATGATGAACTCCGCCGACATCCGCCAATTTCGGACCAATGCCGTCAACATGATCGCGGCAGCGATGGTCGACTTGCTGTTTTTCTTCGGGATGCAAAGCATGAACTCCCGAATCAGGCGTTCGCCTGTTTCGCTGTTATAGCTGCCGAAAACAGCCCCTGCGAAAGCCAGTACCCATGGGGCACATGCACTTTCAATGGTTGGGCTACCTGGGGCATCGACAATGCGCAGCCCCTTGAAAACCTCAAGACTCTCCTCTGCTTCCTGGGGGAAAAGCGGTTCGGGGATGATTGATTCGCTGGCAGCCAGGCGCCGCCACCAGTCAGGGCAGGCCGTGGTCCAAAGCATGCGTCACCCCTTGACGACAGTAAGCGGCGGCTTGCTTTGGGAATACTTGCCCTTGCCGGCCTCTTTCGCGGCCTCCGCCTTTTGCTCTTTCTTGCCCGCCTCGGCCTTCTTCCCGTGGATATACGGCACGGCGGTCTGCGCAGCGTTGCGCCGGTCGAAGACTTTCGCCCGGGGTTCGTTCATCAGCGCGAGCAGCCAGACCAATGGATCATTGGTTGAAGGCAGGCAGCTAAGGAACTCTCCGTCGGCCTCGTTCATCTCAACGGGGTCTTCATTGGCTTCATCGGCCTTCGCTTTGCTGCGCCGCTTTCTCGGCTCAGGGTTAACACTGAGCTCTGCTCTACGAGCCAGAATTGCGGATGCGATCTTCGGATCATTGGCCCAGCGCGAACCAGCTGCGGCAGCCGTAGAGGGCTTACTGCCCGCGGCTTCCGCTGCTTCTTTGTTGGACGCGCCCCGGGCCTTAGCGTCAACAAACTGTCGCTGTTTGTCTGTTAACACCATTAACAAAAACCTTTAGGGGGGAGAAAAATGTCTACGTGGGGTCGGAGGCGGTCTAGCTAGATGAGAATCCTTAGCTTTTGACCACCCTACCCCTTTAGAGGCACGACACTGGCGTGCCTCAACGTCGCCGCACCGGGTTTTGCCGATCCGCTGAGGTATCAGCCGCCCAGGCCGGAAGCCTCCTCGGCCTGCTTGACCGAGTCGTGGCAGGGCTTGCAGAGGCTCTGCCAGTTGGCCTGATCCCAGAAGAGAACCATGTCTCCACGGTGAGCAACGATGTGGTCGACAACCCTGGCCGCAGTTGTGCGGCCGTTCCGCTCGCAGTAGACGCATAGCGGATTGTCGCGCAGGTACCGCTCTCGGGCTTGCTGCCAGTTGTATCCATAGCCGCGCTGGGAGCTGTTCATGCCGCTTCGCCAGCTGCCAGGACTCACCACTTTGACCCGAGAGCCTGCGCTCTCCTTGAGGCGAGAGCCGAGCGTCTTGAGCCTGGCCATCACTCGCCCAGTAGGCGAACGCGCTCGCCGTCGCAGTGGAACTCAACAATCAGCCGGGTCATCTCGCCGGCCTCCTGAATGAGCTGGACCTTAGTCTGCCCGGCCAGAACCTCACCGCTGAATGCGTCATGAAGGCACACGTGCATGCCGTCACGCTTCACGATCAGGGGCCGGGAAGACAACAGGTACTTGAGCTTCGACTGAGCTGCACTCTTCACTGGACCTCCTTGATCTGCCGCACGATGTCATCAGCACGCTGACGAACCTCTAACACCTGGCCGTCGAAAGTTCGGACGATGGAGCAGATGCCGTGCCACTGGCTGCTGGCACCTGCTTCGGCAACCGAAGCGATGGCGGCCGGCGCCAGGTGAATGGCGTTGCGGTTGATACCGGTCAACTGGATCATGGCCAAGCCTCCGATTGGGTGCGGCTCAGAGCCTCGTCAGCCTTGTCTACCGCCTGGGTTGCAGTGGTTGCCGCCCTGGATGCCTTGGTTGCGGCGCTCTCGGCCTTGATTGTCAGTTCGGCCAAGCGCTTGTCGCGCTCAGCCATCGCGGCGTCATATGCATCTCGGATTTGCTTTACCTGGTTGGCCTGGGCGCTGGTCATGGCCCAATAGGCCGACTGCCAACCCAATACCGCTCCGCCGGCGATCAGCACTAGGGCGATGATCCAGATCTCCGCTCGGCGCCACCAGCGGCGAGCGATAAATTCAAGCGCGCATCTGTCCATCACGCATCACCTCCAAGCTGAGCACGTAGCCGGGCGATCTCGGCGCTCTGGCTCGTCACCTTGTCGGTGAGCTGGGATACCTGCCCGGTGAGCGCTTCGATCTTTCCCTCCATCCGGCCAACCGCGGCGGCGAGTTCATTTCGCTCCTTGGCGAATTGGTCGGCACGGGCCTCTGCAAGTTTGCGGGCCTCGCGCTCGGAATCAAGTAGTTCGTTCAGTCGGCGGACGGTGCCGATATCGGCGTTGTCCATGGCGCGGTCGGCGGCATCCTTCGAGAGAAACTTGCGCAGCCATAAAAAGCCGCCCAGTAAGACGGTGCCCGTTCCGCCCAGCCAGGTGGCTGTGCCTGGGCCGAGGTCGGTCGGGTCCATCCAAGATCTCCAGAAAAGAAAAAGCCCGCACAAGGCGGGCAAGGGGAGCTATGCAAAAAAAGGTTAAATCTGGTGGCTGTAGAAGAGCGAGTACGATTCGATGCCGTCGTTCGGCTGCTTGATACCAGCGTTGGAGTAATGCATTGCTCGGATACCAACCTTCTGCGTGTCGCCGATCTTCACGCCTGCGCCAATGCGGTCTTCGAAGTTGAAAGACGAACCAAAATTCTGGTCGCCCGCGGAAGTGCCTGAGAACACCGCCACACCGATGCCGGCTTCGATGAAGGGCTTAACGTTGCCGTTGCCAAACTCGTAAACGAACACAGGGGAGAAAGACAGCGAATGGGCCCCACCGGAAGCGTCTCCAGCTTCCCAATAGGTGTAGCCAGCGTCCCAATAACCGGTTAGGCGGCCGGTGCTGGTTTCAAACCAGCTCTTTTCCCAGTCAAACCCTACGGCAGCACGAGCGGTCAAACCTCCCTGGCTTGTCGCACCGATCGCACCGGACAGATCAGCGGCCTGTGCGCCGGTTGCCAGGAGGGAGAACACCGCAGCAGCGATGATTTTTTTCATGATCACGGAATCCTGATAGGTTTTTCTTAGCAAGCTATCAGAATCAGAGTGCCATCAAATCGTTCCGCGTGTTTTGAAAAATTCTGAAAAAAGCGAAGCCGCAAGCTGTGGCAGTCTTGAGGCCTTCTTCAGGCAATAAAAAACCCGGTTTTGGGGGCCGGGTTTCTATATGTTTTCGCCGTAGGCGAAATTATCACGATGGTGAAATAGTGCCAAAACACTCGCCAAATAGTCAAGCGGCTTTTTCGCGCTCTCTCATGCGGTCTACAACCTGAGCGACGGGCCGCAGCGCCTGTCGGTCCAGCTTGTCGATATGAGAGCCCAACTTTTCCCAAACATCTGCCCAATCACGAGCCCAATGGCTGGGGTCCATTTTCACGCCGGTGCGCTCCTCCACAAAGATGCACACTGCTCCCGGCCCCCACCCTTCTCGGCCATGAACCATCTGCTTGTGCGATTGCAGGGCTGCCATGGCCATCCAATAAGCGCGCTCCTTCTTGCGCCCTGAGAGATCATCCAGCCCACTACCAAGCCACGCCAGGCCATGAGCAATACTCAAATCATTGGCATTGCTGATCGGCGAATACATGAAATTGCCGAAGGTGCGCAGGGACTTGGGTAGCGTATCGATCGCTACCAGCACCATGCCGGCGGCCAGCATGTGTGCACAGCGTGCATCAGTAAGGCGGCGCCCAGATCGAGTTTCGTGCACACCCTCCGTGCGGATTTCGTAGACCTTGGCCACCTCTTTGCCTTCATGGTTTTCCAACATCACCATCACCTTTCTCTCTCCTGGGCCGCCCTTCTTGCCAAGGGCTGCAATTTCCGCTGCGACGGCCAGAGCCGACGGGCGATCTTCGTGCATTGCGTCGTGCCAAGCTTGTCGAGCGCTGATTACTTTCATGGTTCTTCCCCTCAATCCCCGGTGTAGTTGGTGCCGCCAGCGCCGCGCTGGTTGCTTCCCTGATATGTCGCCTCAGGCCCGGATGCCTGAGGGTTCTTCAACTGCTCGATCTGCCGTGTCGCGGCCTGAAGCTTCAGGCTGAGCTGGGTCACCAGTTCATCTAGGGCCAGAGCCTTGCCAGTTGCAGCCTCTACCCAGCCGGAGCCGTTGCAGTGACCGCAGGGCATCTCGTAGAACATGCTCTTTGTGACCGCTCTCCCACGGCACAAAGGGCACTTCTCGAGCTCGATCACGGCCTTCTTGAAGGCTGGGCCGTGGCTCTTCTTCATGCCTTCGAATCCTCGACTTTCTCGCAGCGGAACGTCTTGCTTCCCACATAAAAGCCGCCCAGGCGCTCGCACTCGGTAGCGACCGTGTAATGAGCGCGAACCCATCCGATGTAGTAGGCCAAGAGCAGGCCCGCGGCCTGGTACGCGAATTCAGCAATGCTCATTTCGAATCCTCGCTTATGGTGGATACCGGAAGTCCGTCGAAGCCCGCACGCTCTGCGGCCTTGCAGAGAATCCATAAATCCATTGATCTATCACCGGTCAAGCCGTGAACCGAGGCGAAACCCTTCTGATCAAGGTGGGCGTGCCACTTCTCCAGCGCCTCACGCTTGCGAGCCATGACGTCGGACTGGATGTACACCTTCACGTTGTGGCCCATGGCATGGTTGATCAGCAGCTCCCCCACCAGGTGGTCGACGCCCAGGTCAGCCCAACCGGTTCGGGCCAGCTTGCGCAGGTCGTGGCTGGTCCACTCGCCCTGCCCCATGACCGTAAACACGGCGGATGCCTTCGCCTCGCTCATGGGCTTGCCCTGGCGCCCCGGGAACAGGAACTCGCCGTCGTAGCCTTGGTTGCGCTGGATCTCGCGGTAGGCCATCAGTAGGAAACGCACCTGGTCGGTCAGGGGCAAACGGTGCTGCACGCTGGTCTTGGTGTGCTCGGCGGGAATAAACCACTCTCGCTCGGCCAGGCTGATGTGGCTCCAGCGGGCCAGGCGGGTTTCGCCCAGTCGGGTGCCATGGCACAGCATCATCAGGGCCAGCACGCCATGCTGCGGCCGGTTGGCCAGCGTGCTCTTCATCCGGGCCATCAGGTCGTCGAGGTGCACACCACGCAGGCGCGATGGCTTGACCGTGACCTTGGCCTTGGAGAAGTCACCAAAGCGGATGCCGGCCATGGGGTTGGAGCTGATCAGGCCTAGCTTGAAGGCCTGACGGAACGACAGAGCCAGCAGCTGGAACACCAGTCGCACATAGTCGATCGACAGCGACTCTTGCAGCGGCCACATCAGCTCGCGGTCGAGCAGCGCCTTGTCGATCTGGGCCAGCGGGATCTGGCTGAGGCGCGGCACCAGATGCTGCTTAATCACCGACGCCGCCGTGCTCTTGCGCTTGGTCGACAGGTTGCGGTCGCGGGACATGCGCTCAGCGAACCAGGCCAGCAGCTCACCGGTGAGCACCCAGCTCGACAGGCTCGATCCTTCGCCGGCTTCCAGGCGCAGGCGGATGTCGGGCAGCGCAGCGGCCACCTTGGCAGCGCTCAGCTCAGGGTATGAGCCGATCAGGTTCCACTTGCCCTTGTGGATCAGGTACCAGGACCCGCGCTCCCGGGAACGGTGAAAGCGGAAATACAGGCCGTGGTTGCCCAGGGCGCGCAGGTCTCGCACCTGGCCGGCGGCCTGCCGGCGAATCTCTGCATCGCTGATTTTCACAGCGGCGGTATTGGTCATGCTGCAACCTCCGTTTTTGGCAGCAGCAGGTAGGCCCGCAACTGCTCCATGGCGTCGAAGTGCCCTCGGCACACGATGGCGAGATAGCCCTGATCATTCAGGCGCCGGATACACGCCTGTTGACTGGGCGAGACGGGCGCCGGGTCGACCGTCGCCTTGAATTCGATGTACATGCCGAAGTAGCCGCCCCGAGCCATAGGCAGGACCAGATCAGGGATACCGGCCTTCACCCCCTGGTCCTTCAGCTTTTCAGCAACCTTCTTGTGCCTGTGGCCGCCGTTCGGTACGTGGTAGATCAGTTCGAAAACGTCCGGGTAGCGCAGCGCGATTTCTTCCATCAGCGCGGCCTGCTCTGGGCCTTCCCGGTCTACATGCTTCGCCCGAGGCTTCTTGACCCGTACAGGCTTCATGATCGCCGGCTTCACTGTTAAGACCTCCCCAGCTGGACTTGGATCTTCGCTAGGGCTTCAGGGGAGACGAACGCCCGGCCGCCCAGCATGATCATCGTGTCGCAAGGGACTTCCTTCGCACGCTGCCGGTAACGAAGGGCCGGAGCGTTCTTCCAGTGGCACCACTTCCGCTCTGTCTGCCAGCGAACGGTCTTCGTCTTGGGCAGGTACTCGCTGACATAGATCGGAATGCCGCTGAACATCATGGCTGGGCTGATCATGCGGCCACCTTCCCTTCGCTCACGAGGATGTCGATCGTTCGCACCACGCCTTCCAGGTGCATCAACCGCAGCTCTTCGTGGCTGAACGCGGTCTTGCTGCGCGAATCGACAGCGTCATGGCAAGCGCTGCAAGACCAGGCGCCCTGCAGGTCGTTCGGTTTGATGCCCACGCCGCAGGTGCCGGCCAGGCGGTAGTGCGCAAGGACGGTGGTCTCGGGGTTGCCGTTGCACACGCCAGGGATGCGCACTTGGCACTCCCGGCCGCGGGCAGCCTTGGTCAGCTTCGATTGCCGCATGGGCTGTCTTCTCCGTGAAGATCGATGACGTAGTAGGTGCTCGGCCACAGGCGCTCACCGTGTGCCAGCGCGAATGCCTTCTCGCGGTAGAGGCAAATCGGCTGGGCCGGCTCATGGGATAGGCCAAGAAGATCGCTGCGGCAGTACAGCGCGTAGCGGTATTCGGAGACTTCAGGCGGCAGCAGCATCAGAACCTATCCCCTGGCTGGAAGTCGTTCAGCAGCGAGCGAGAGGACCTGCGAGCCGGTTGGGCGGCAGCCTGCTGCTGTTCACGCGTGCCGGCGTAGTTGGCGAATCGGGCAAACTCCCCTTGGTGCTGCAGAAGGCAGTGCCCAACAGGGGCGTGACGATGCTTGACCGCGTCGATTTCGGTGACGCCGCTCTGGCCCAGATCTGAATCGGCATCGCGGTGGGCGATCAGGATGATGTCGGCGTCTTGCTCGATCTCGCCTGAGTCGCGCAGGTCGGACATTTGGGGCTTTTTGGCGGAACGGGTCTCAATACCCCGGTTCAGCTGGGCAAGGACGATCACCGGCACGTCCAGCTCCTTGGCCATGGCCTTGATTCCTCGGCTGATAGCGCCAAGCTCAAGGTTCCGGTTCTGCTGGCGGCTGCCCGGCTCCGGCGCGATCAGGCCGATGTAATCGATGACGATCAAGTCGAGCGGCTTGGCCTTGTGCTGGAACCGGGCGATATTGCGAATTCGGCTCAGCGGCAGGCCGCCCTTCTGGCAGATACGCAGGTCGGCATCACGCATGCGCCCGACGGCCGCAGTGATTTTTTGAATCTGCTCGCCGTCGCCCATGGCTTTGCCGGTATCGATGCTGCCGGTGGTGACCGACGAAGCCGAGGCCAGACTACGCTTGGCCAGCTCCTTCCCGGCCATCTCCAGCGAGAACACCAGGGCAGACTTGCTCTCGCGAATGGTCAGGTACTCAGCGATACCAAGACCCAGCGTGGTTTTCCCGGTGCCAGGGCGCCCCGCGACAATGATGACGTGGGAGCCGCGAAGCCCCTGAATCAACTCGTCCAGATCGGTGAGGCCGGTGGAGAGACCGTTGATGCCCCGGCCGTTGAATCGATCGTCCATCTCGTCGATAACTGGTCCAAGCGCCTCAGCAAGCGTGATTACATCGGGCTCGTCGTCCTCGCTATTCAGCGACAGAGCGGCCTCCTGCACTTCGGCGATGATCTGGGCGATAGGCCTGGCCTGGGACGCCAAGTCGATGATGGTTTGGCCGAGGTTGTTGACGATGCGGGCCTTGGAACGCTCGACGACAATCCGCGCGTACTCATTGGCATTGGCCACGCTGACGGTGTCGCGCATGATCTCGGCAGCGCGCACCAGGGTTAGCTCGCCGCTGCTCAGCATTGGCCGAATATCCGCAAGAGACACTGGATCGGCCGGACGACCCGCTGACCGTGCGGCAAGGATCATGCTGAACAGCTCGGCAGCGTCTTGCTGGTGGAAGTGCATCGGCGAAACCTTGGCGCCGATGGTTTCGATTAGGGAGGGCTGGTGCATTAGCGAGCCAATGACGCCGAACTCGGCTTCCTCGGCAACCAGTGGGCGAGTAGTGATCATTGCTGCGCCTCCAGCACCTTGAGCACGGTGGCTTCGCGGGTCAGAAACTCGATGTCGGCGGTCCAGCCGCGGTCATTGGTGCCGGTGTAATGCTTGACCGCCAAGCAGTCGGTGAAGTACGCGGCCCAAAATTCGCTCTTGCGGAACGGGTGGACGCCATTGATTTGCAGATTCCAGCAAGCGCGGATGCGGGTGCGGCGCTTGTCGTTGAGCTTCAGGCACTGAGGCAGCGCGTGGCCGCAGGTCTGGTTGTAGATTTCGACGATACGGGCATATGGGATCTTGTCGACTTTGGCGGCCTTGGGCTGGCCAGCTGGTGGGGCTGCTTTGTCGTTGCCGTGATCAACTTCACCGTCGCCGGTCGATGCGGATGCGTCGACAACCAATGCGTTAGCATTGGTATTTGTATTTCTGTCTTTATTGTGTGGTAGAAACGCCACATTGGACGTGTCGGAAACGCCACACTGTGGCACTTCTTTTGGCTTGTTCGGATGGGTGTTTTTCTTGTCGATCTTCCACTCTCCGACTGGGTTGAACCCGATCGGGCTACGGCTACCGCCTTCGCGGTAAATCACACACTGGCGAAGCAGCTCCGAGATGGCTCGGGACACATCCTCGCGACGAATGCCGGACATCTCGGCGATGTACGAAGCCGCGATGGTGGCCCTCTCCAGGTTGTAACCAGCGGTTTGGCGATGGATTGCCAGGGCGACACGAAGCTCGCGGCCTGACAGCTCAGCCCCGATCAGGGCCTCGTACAGGTCGTTGTCCATTCGGGTGAATCCGCTTTTCGGTTGGATGGTGGTGACGGTGCTCACACGCCACCTCCGCACAACGATGCCCGCAGGTGCTCGACACACTCACGGCGGAGCGCGGACTTCGAGGAGGCTGCGTACTGGAGGCGAATCATTCGCGCGGCATGGAGTGCGGCGGACTTATGAAAGGCTTTCTGGTGGTCTTGAGGCGGTATTACGGTGTTGCTAGCATCCATTGCTGAGTGCATAATTGACCTCGTTGTTTGTTTCAGAAGACCGCCCTGCCAGGCGGTTTTTTTATGCCTGCGATTCAGGCCTTATGGGTGTCCGGCGCATCCGTGGTAGCTTTTTGCTTCCACACGAAAAGGCCATCGGAGGCCGGACATATGTGCTTCACCCCTATGAACTACAGTGCTGAGTGGCGCCGCATTACGAAAAGCGCTCTTCAAGAACTGGATCCCGCGAATGCGCACAGTCCAAATAGCGATCTCTGTAAAAGGGCGATTCTTCATGCTGTTCCCGAGTACCTGCTGAACTGTTTCTGCGAACGAGAAAGGGAAAAATTCGCCTGGCAATGGGGTCCTCTGGAAGGGCTCAAGCCTGCGCATCTTCATCTAATCCAGAAACACGGCTGGACTCTCCCCGGTGTGAGAGGGATGACGATTCAAGATCTTTGCTTGGCTCTGCATCATGAACTTGCACAGCTTCAACTCCCGGAAGCGGCGAGGAATGCAATCCAGAACGACCTTGATCACCATCGGGTGAATGCTGCGAGCCTGGGCTTCCAGTCTCCTGGCGCCGCCAGCTAGGAAAAGCTCGGCTGAAAGCATTGTGTCGATCAAGCAAGCGGTCTCTCTCGGCCTCATGCCAGGCGGCCTTATCCTCAAGCGTTTCGTAGCCATCGCCTTTGGGCCACAGCATGACCAGAGGCGACTCAGGCCCTGCATCCAATGCCTCGATGCCGGCCAAAATTTGGTAAGCCGCTTCGACAGGAGTGCCCGACGCTCGAGCCGCAATGGCCTGCAGCGCGATTTCCCGATCCCGGCCGGAGAGGCGCGGTTGAGCATTGAGCGGCGCCGCCTCAGTGCAAGTGCTGGTCTGTTCGTTGTTCATCGCCCTCTCCTGCTGGTTAAATTCACAGGTGTTTTGGTCATCTACTGGCGGTTCGCCATTCCGCAGATACTTCAATGCATGAATAGCCAAAGAAGCTTTTCGCTCGGCATGCCTAAGCGGCTGTTCTTTTTGAGTTTTTCTTTCTCGGCTTCACCAGTTCCGCATGCATCTGATCAATAGCAATTCCGGCTACGTAGCTCGGATTGCTGATCTGTCCATTGCGGATGCGGAAAATCGTCGAGATGTCGCATTTAGCACGCTCGGCAATGGCCTTGTAGGTCAGGCCTGAGCCAAGCAATGCATCCAATTTGCTTGGAAGATCGGTAGCACTCATGGCTGCCTCCTTTGTAGATATGCACATGATCATGCACTGGTGCATATCTGTCAACGATGCACCGTATTGCCCTATGCACTGCTGGGAGGCAGCATTGCACCTATGCATAAATCGATAGATAAAATTCTCGCTCAGCTGATGGCCGAAAAAGGCATCAATCAGGTAGAGCTGTCTGAACGAACGGGGGTTGGTCAATCGACCATTTCCAGGATTCTCAAGCCCCACGGGACTAAAGGGATCAAAGAACCGGCAGACAAGCAGGTCAGGCCCCTGGCCGATTACTTTGGCGTCAGCACTGACCAACTACGAGGCTATGAGCCGCTCAATTCCAATGAGGCTGATCCTCAGCCGCATGAATCACTATCGACTTCAGATATTGTCCGTCAAATGCTGGCCAAGCACGGGAAGGGGCTGTCTGCCGATGCTCGAAGGAAAATCGCTGACGCCATCGATGAAAAGTCCGCGGAGCAATCAGCCAGCAAGCTGCTGACCGCTGACTTCTCCCGCCCAGGCCTCGTGGGCGATGAGGTGTGGATTGCTCACTACGACGTGCGCGGAGCAATGGGCGATGGTGAAGTAGCTCACGACTTCCCTGAAATGCTGCAGGACATCCGTGTGAGCCCCACCCACCTGCGCGAGATGGGGGTCGAATTCAAAGAGCATTTCCATCTGAAGCTCATAACAGGGGTCGGCCAGTCCATGGCGCCGACCATCAAGAGCCGCGACCCGTTGGTCGTTGACATCAGCATCCGTGAGTTCGTGGGCGACGGTATCTACTACTTCTCCCATCAGGGTCATCAGTACATCAAGCGCCTGCAAAAGAAGGGTCGCGACCATTTCAAGATGATCTCGGACAACACGAATCATCCACCTGAAGACATTCGGGTTGATGAGACCTACATTCAGGCCAGGGTGCTGCTGGTGTGGAATGCGCATCTGGTGTGAACCATCCGCGAGCGGGGGTCATCGGCAAGGATTTGGCGAGCTGGCAAGCTTTAATTGTCGGCTCCATTAGCAAGGAAACTATATGTCGCGACTGATTTTGGCTGTATTTGGCTTTGCTTTGATTCCTGCGGTTTCTGTGGCCGCAACGCTACACGTGCCATCCGACCCCAAGGCTGCCTACACGATCTTGGCCCGGGATACCTCTGGTAATGATCGTACGATCACGACGAAGCGCGTCGGATCGAGTGGCACTTCCTATTCTCGACGCCTGTACAATTGCGCAGATCGCACAGTGAAGTACCTCGGCAGCGGTGAAACCCTGGAGCAAATGAAGGCGTCTCAGCCTGATCCCCGAATGGCACCCATTGTGAGTGGTTCGATTGCCGATTACGTCGGCGCAGAAGCTTGCAGATAGGCTGAGTCCCTACCATGACCCTTACCAAACCCAACCAGCAGCTGCGCCGCGACCTACAGGGCCTGGCCTCGGACCTCAAATGGTCAGCGGTCGAACTGATGCGGATTGCCGAACGACTGAGCCAGGCCGGAAACGAGCATGACGCCCAGGCGGTGATCAGGATCTGCCAGGTTATGCAGGCTGGGGAGGATCGGTTGGAGGGGTATGGGGATGAGGTGAAGGTGGGAAGGATTGCAAGGGCGAGGGAGTGACACCAGCCTGCCTGAGAAGGTTTTCTGGTATTCGGTTTTACTTTGAAGAAAAAATTCCGGTTTTCCGGATTAGCCTCTGACGATTTGACCCCTGGGGAGGGGAATAGGGATATGACCACACTCGAAATACCGGAAATCGAAGTCGAACCGGCCGTCGAATATGACGCGATGATGCTCGGCTCCGCCTTGCACGAATGGGCTCGTAGACATGGAGCATTTGCAGCTCGAGAGGCGGCCCAGTCACCAATTGAGATGTCGCTCGAAAGGATTTTCGATACTGATGCTGATGCAGCTAAGCGTATTTCACAAGCGCTGCATCGCCTGAAGATCACCGCCGTGACTGCTGACAGCGGTAACGGGACGATCTCTGTCTTGTGCAAGAATGCAATTTCTTCCCAGATCAACAAGAAGCTTCCCAAGAGGGCCCATGGCGTTGATTTTTCCTACATAGGAAAAACCACCATTGAGACAAACCCTCCTCCCGCTCCATTCTCAGCCGCAGTTGGAGCGCCAATATGGTTCACACATTCCGACAGGATTTCTTGCGGCTCATCCGTTACCACATCACAAGTATTTGACGCTGGGACCTTGGGCTTCCTCGCTCGGCTCGCGGATGGTCGTCTTGTTGGATTCTCAAACAACCACGTGACTGGCGAATGCAACCACACTCCACATGGGATGCATATCCTGAGTCCGTCCCCAATGGACGCGTCACCTGCTAGTCCGCCCCCGGTAGCAATTGGCACCCATTTCGCTCTCGCCCCGCTCAACAGTGGCGATCCTAACCAGATAACCCTGCAAGAGACCGATGCAGCCATTTTCCTTGTAACCGAGCCGGATAAAGTAAGTTCCATGCAAGGAAATGGCTTCTATGACACGCCGAGCGAAACTGTCGCTCTTCGTGCAGGTCTCAGAGTTAAGAAGGTGGGTAGGACCACTGGCCTGAGGGCTGGTACGGTGCTCGGTCAAATGGTGGCCCCTTTCTACCTCCCATATAAGTCCAACAGGTTCCAGTCTATAGTCTATTTTTCAGGAGTATGGGCTGTGCAAGGAGATGGCGGTAACACCTTCTCCGAAGGAGGCGACAGCGGCTCACTGGTGGTCACAGAGGACGGCACCAGGTCGGTTGGCGTGGTATTTGCTGGAGGCAATAATGTCTCTTATATATTGCCAATCGACAAAATTCTGTCGATTTTCAGCATGACGCTAGTGTCAGGACACAATTCGGAGCTAGCCAATGGAACTCCAGCGAGCGGAAGCACTGCTGCGTAAGCTCGATCTGACCGACGGATCGGCCAACGTAGTAGTAAATGATCAGATGGAACCGGCAGAGCTTATTGTGCTGGTTTTCTGTCAACCTAAGCCTATGAAATCGATTCAGGTTTGGGATGGTCACCCGGTAAAAATTTTGTTTACCGGGGCCCCCCCGAGCATTCAGATTCATTGAGATAGCCCGCCTCGGCGGGCTTTTTCATGCCTTCACGCTTTTTTCACGGTAAGCGTCCGCCCAACTCACCTTGCGTAAGTCAGGCCGGTACCCACTGATGCGGCAGCAACTGCCCGATCTCACTGGCCCGTTGGGTCGGCAGCCGCGTCAGCACATCCTTGAGATAGGCATACGGATCATGCCCATTCATGCGTGCCGACTGGATCAAGCTCATGATCGCCGCCGCGCGTTTGCCGCTGCGCAACGACCCGGCAAACAACCAGTTCGAGCGCCCGAGTGCCCATGGCCGTATCTGGTTCTCGACCTGGTTGTTGTCGATGGGCACAGCCCCATCGTCCAGGTAGCGCGTCAGCGCTACCCAGCGTTTCAGGCTGTAATCGAGGGCTTTGGCCGTGGCTGATCCGTTGGGCACCAGGTCACGCTGGGCCAACATCCACTCATGCAGTGTTTTGCTGATCGGTACCGCTAGTTCCTGACGTATTCGCCAACGATCTTCATCACTCATGTCTCGCGCCTGGCGTTCGACCTCGTACAGGCCGCTGATCGAGTGCAGCGCCTGTTCGGCCAATTGGCTTTTGTTCGCCACATGCAGATCGAAAAACTTGCGACGGGCGTGGGCCATGCAACCGATTTCAGTGATGCCTTGTTCAAACCCGGCTTTGTAGCCAGCGAAGTCGTCGCAGACCAGCTTGCCGTTCCAGTCACCCAGGAAGTTGCGCGCATGTTCGCCAGCACGGCTTGGGCTGAAGTCGTAAACCACCGCCTTGAGCGCCGAAAACGGCGTGGTGCTGTAGGCCCAGACATAAGCCCGGTGGGTTTTCTTCTCGCCTGGCGCAAGCATTTGCACCGGTGTTTCGTCGGCGTGGATCACACCCTGGTTCAGCACCGCTTCACGCAGTGCATCGACCAACGGCTGAAGTCGCACACCGGTTTGTCCAACCCACTGCGCCAGGGTCGAGCGAGCAATTGCCAGCCCGGCGCGGCCAAAAATCTTCTCCTGCCGATACAGCGGCAAGTGATCGGCAAACTTGGCCACCATCACGTGGGCCAACAAACCTGAGGTCGGGATACCTTTATCGATAACCTGCGCCGGCACCGGCGCCTGGATCAGTGTTTCACACTGACGGCAGGCCCATTTGCCCCGCACATGTTGCTCGACGGTAAACACGCCCGGCGTGTAATCCAGCTTTTCGCTGACGTCTTCGCCGATGCGTTGGAGCTGGCAACCACAGGCGCACTGAGTGTTTTCGGGTTCATGGCGAATGACGGTGCGTGGAAACTGCGGCGGCAAGGGCGCACGTTTCGGGGATTGCCGTGGTTCGGACTGTGGCGCAGCTGGGAGGAGCTGTTTTAGCTCGGCCTCGATAGCTTCAAGGTCTGTGTCGAGCAGGTCATCCAGCAAGCTGCTTTGAGCCGGGCTGATTTGCTCGCTGCGCTTGGCAAACTTGTGCCGTTTGAGCAGGGCGATTTCGAACTTGAACTGTTCGATGAGGATTTCATCGTTTTGGATCTTCCTGCTCATCGCCTCGACCTGTGATTGCAACTGCAACGCCTGTGCCGCCAAGGCACGAAGCTGTTCCGGGGTCATCTGGTCGAGGTTGGGCGAGAAAGTCATGCCGCCGATTGTGCCAGAGCAGGCGCGGGACGACGACAAGTAGACCGGCCAAATGGCCGGCGTTTACAGCATGCTGATCACACCGCCGGCGCCAACGCGCTGCCACGGCAAGCCCAGTACCAACGCCTGGAGTTGTTCATTGTCGAGCTCGACCTCGCAGCCATGGCGAATGCCGGGCCAGTGGAACTTGCCTTGGTTCAGTCGCCGTGCGGCAAGCCAGACGCCCACGCCGTCGTGCACCAGCACTTTCATCCGGTTGGCCCGGCGATTGGCGAACAGATAAGCGCAGTGCGGCTTCGCCGCACCAAACACCGCGATTACTCGGGCTAAAGCGGTTTCGGTACCGGCGCGCATGTCCATCGGCTCGGTGGCCAGCCAGATCGCATCGATGCGGATCATTGAGAGACAGCCCGGATAAATTGCGCGCAGCCCTCAGGATCTGAGGTTGGCCATTTCACCGTGATCACTTGCCCGGCCATGGGCAACTCGATGATCACTGACGCCTCGACTGGCCGTTTAGGTGGGGCTTTTAGCGGGACGAAAGCCGGTAGTGAAGCTGCTGCAGGCTGATCTCGATAGAGCGGCAGCCATTTGCGGATGACGTTGGCATTGATGCCGTGGCTGATGGCAACACTGGACACCGTCGCGCCAGGTTGCAGGCATTCCTGAACGACTTGGGCTTTGAATGGTTTCGGATAAGAGCTTCGTTGGCGCATGGAAATCCTGGCGATAAGGGTGATCGCGTCCGCTTAAAAATACGCGGACACCATCGCCCTTAATGCTGGAGTTCGGAAGGTGAGTTCGCCGGACGCTTACTTTTCACGCCCTGCCCTGCACAGTGAGGGCTCATCCGCTTCCCTACGTTAGCCCGCATAGCAGTGCGGGCTTTTCTTTGGACGTCAGAAAGGCGCCTCCTCCAGCTTTTCCTCCTCCCAGGCCCTATCCACCACCAGGTCGTCACGATCAGTTGCGCTCTGCGGCTCCCACCTTACCGTCACGCTTTCGTCGTCGTTGAACGTCAGGTCCAATTCCGGTGTTTCGGCCAGCAGACCCATCACCTCCTCCCACTCCATGTCTCCATCCGTGTCCAGGCGATGGATCGTCACCCAGCGCTGCGACTGCGCAATCGGGTGATTGATCATCGAGGACACCCGCAGGCTTAGGCGTTCTAGCCCGGTGACTTCTTGGCGTGCCTGAGGTGCAGCCTTGTTTTTCTTGGCCATGTCGCTTTCCTTTTTACTGTATATATATCCAGTATCGCGAAGGATAGCTAAACCCGTAGGAAAAGGGAAACCCCTCGAAGCTACACGCGCTCTGAAAATGTCAGGGGTATATATTATGCACCAGTGCATTGACACCTAGATTGCACTGGTGCATATTTCATTCATCGCAGGCACTTACCCGGTACTGCAGAGGCCATCTTCGGCCACCGCTCTTTACACAACCAGACGTGACCACCTCGACGCACCCAGGCCATCACCTGGGTCGGGACAAGCTAAGTCGTCGACCACGCAGCCTCTGGATAGCTGCCGGACTCCCCCATGGGAGGACGCCAGACCATGCGAGCCACCTGATGCGTAGCCAGTAGCTGCAGCAGGCAGTGGTGGGGAAACCCGGCGACGAGCATGGCGAGGATCAAAAACCATAGGAGGAACCTGCCAATGAAGCATTAAGCCCAGCCGACGAAACGGGTCGGCAATCCGCGCATACGTGCCCTACTCAGCCGGCCAACGGGCTGCGCTCAAGCGCGGAGCAACATGATCCCCAACGACCATCGCCGTATTCAGATTGAAGGCGGTGCGAGGGAAGCCCAAGGCCAACGCAATGAGCGCAGAGCTGCCATCTGAGGCGGTGACGCCAGACGATTCCCCGGTGCGCCTCAAGCGGGGCGCATCAGGGGGAATCCACTGGAGCACTTCGAGATGACCACGATTATCCAAGACCGCTTCGATAGCGGTGCCCAGGTGAGCCTGGAGATGGACAAGAACGAAGGCGAGCTGTTCGTCTTCCACTGCCCGGCAGGTCAAGGCTGCAAGGTCAGTAAATGGCCACTGGATAGCCACCACATGCCGATCGCGATGGCTCATTACGAGCAATGCCTGGAACTGGAACGCGCTGCCTTTGAAGCCTGCTCCAAGTCAGCCTGACTTTAACTGCCCGATCTACCTGGTTCCCCATCACCAGGCTGCATCGGTGTGTGATCTGAATGCGCAAGCTGATGCGCGAACCGCACCTCGTTTGGCAGCTACTGAGGCACATCGAGTTAGGCGCCAACGCCGGAAATCAGCAACGGCCAGATCACACCCCAATGCAGAACTTAACGCGCACCGCTGTGAACCTTACAGCGCGTAATGCTCACCACCATCAACCTTAAAGCGACTGTATTGGTCGTGACGTTCGCCCTCCCCTGGTCCGGGAGGTACACGGCAGCGAGCGTCACGACCAATGCAGCCCGCCGAGGACACTTCATGAAAACGATCACTTGCGGCTCATGGATTGGCCAGCTCGGCAAGGCGCTGGCTCCTCGTGAGCTCGAAGCACTGCTGTGGGTGGCTCAAGGCCTCACCACCAAAGAAATCGCCCGCCAGATGTCGGTCAGCCCAGGTACCGTGGCCAACCGGATCGAGGCCGCGCTGTTCAAGCTGGAAGCCGGCCGGCGCATCGAGGCGGTAACCAAGGCCATGCGCCAACAGATCATCAGCCCGCTCTGCATCGCCCTAGCCGCCCTCATCGCCTTGCACACGGTGATCAACGACAGCGACCCCATCCGCCGCGACCGCCGCGCGCCGGAGCGCCGCACAGCCCAAATTCGAATCGTTCGCAAGGCCGAGGCCTTCGCATACCACGCCTGACCCTACCGAGGATCATCCCATGCAGACAGCAATGCACCCTGCTTTCGAGCAGAAGATTGCCGTGCTCGCGGCCCTGCTCGAGCGCAGCAAGTCAGCCAGGACCGAGGCGCACGCCAAGGTCGGCCAGCAGGCACCGCGCTACCAGGCATCTGGCAAGGGCGGAACGTGGGATGTGGTTGAGATCGCCACGGGCGCGGTGCAGGGCTTCGCCTTTAGCTACCGGGCCGCGCTGCGGTTCGTGGATGCGATGGAGGCCGGTGCGGCGAGCAAGCAAGGCGGCATGCAATGAGCAAGCGCAAGCCGCACAACATGCGCGCCAGGCTGGAGCGCACCTGCAGGGCCTTGGTATCGGCCAACCACGCGGCCGTGGTCAACATCGACCCCAGCGGCCAGCAGGTCCTGATCAACTGGAAAAACCTCAAGCAGATCTGTGTTCGGCAAATCGTCGACGCGGTCTGCGACATCCCGCACCGCTGGACGATCTACCTCAGCGTGCTCTGCCGTACGGAGTTCGGGGAGCGGTATCACAAGTCGATCGAGGTCGAGCCCCAGGGCAACTACCGCGCCGAGCACCTGACTGACGTTATCGAGTCGACCTACATGAATCTACGGGCCACCGCCAACCCCAATCACCTGGTGGCGGCCGGCTGGATCGCCATTCCCACCGGCACAACGCTCGACGAAGCAGAGGCCGCAAAGGTCTTTGCTGCTGTCGGCGCCTGGAATCAGCAGAAAGCAGCATGAAACTTACCGCGACGCGCGCCCGGCACGGCCGGCGCCAGCAATACATCAATCTGCCGCCCAGCGGCATCGTTCACCAGGAGACGCAGCAATGTCCAAGCCCACTGACACCACCGAGTTCCTGCAGGAGCTCAATGGCGGCGCCTTCGCCAGCCAGATTGGCCACGCCCTCTCCGAGGTAGCTGCGGGCGTTGTCGATCACGGCAAAGCCGGAAAGATCACCATCACCTTGGACTTCAGCCAGATCGGCGACTCCCACCAGGTGAAGATCAAGCACAAGCTCGACTACAAGGTGCCTACTAAGCGCGGCACGCGCAGCGAGAACACCAGCCTCGACACGCCGATGTACGTCGGTACCGGCGGCAACATCTCTCTGTTCCCCGAAAAGCACGACCAACTCTTCACCCGTGACGAAGCACCTGTACACCCACGCTCGTAACTCACTGCACCTACAAGGAAAAGCGCATGTCCCTCAGCAAAGAAGCTCTCGAACTGATCCAAGAAAACGCCGTCGCTGCAGCTCGCATCACGCTGCCTGCCCTCGGCGAGGTTGCCGTTGTCCCCCAGAACTTCAACGTGGTTGATCTGGAACGCTACCAGGCCGGACGCAACCGCTTCCGTGGCACCTACGCCACCCACTCGCTGGCTGACTACAGCGCCTACGTTGTCGAGCGCTCGGCGCCAGCGGCGCGCGGTTTCATCGATCAGGACAACATGAGCTGCATCGTGCTTTTCAACATCGGTACCGCCGAAGAGCCAGGCCATGCCGATGACCGCGCCGTTCTGCGCCTGAAGGCATCCGCAGCGTTTGCAGCCGTTCAGGCAGTGTGCGGCCAGAGCCTGGCGCAAAAAGCCATGAGCGACTGGATCGAAGACTGGAACCAGCACCTGTCGGCCACCGACGAGAATGGTCAGGCCATGAGCATCGCCAAAGCGATCGCCGCAGTTCGCACCATCACCGTGAAGGCGTCGTCCGAGAGCGACCATGCTGTCGGTGAGACCCGCGCCAGCCGCAGCACCATGGACCAGATCGAAGCCAGCAGCAAAGAAACCTTGCCGGCCTGGCTGGACTTCAAGGTCATTCCGTTTGAAGGCCTGGGCGATCAAGTGATTCGCCTGCGCGTTTCCGTCATCACCGGCGGTGCGCAACCGGTGTTGAAACTGCGCTGGATCGGCGAGGAAGCCCAGCGCGAGGCCATTGCGCAAGAGTTCAAGGCCGTACTCGACGCCAAGGTTGGTAACGCCGCGAAGCTATCTTTGGGCACCTTCGACGCTAAATGACTGGATTCAGCGCCACAGCCTGCAACTGTCAGCTTTCAGCTGTGGCGCTGGGCTTCAACCGGAAGAGGATGCTGATGATTCAGTAGGACCCGGGTGACGAGGTCCTCAACCCTGCGCTGGTGGGGCCTTAACCAAATCTGACAGCTTGGTATATCTCTTGAAGACATCTGACCAGAAAGATCTCTCTTTGTGCCCGATCTGCATATAAGAGGGTTCGTCGCCTTTCAGAACCTCTATTTTTTCCTCACCAGCAAGCAAATAAACTTTTTCCGGGAGAACGAGCGCAATTCTATACTCAGCCTCGATAGAGTAAAGCTCTTCATCTTTATAAAAAATCAATGCCTCTTCGACCGGAGGAGCGCTTGTCATTACCTTTGGATAATAAAAAATATCCCCATGCAACACTCTAAACGGGAAGCGTTTCGAAAGAACCTCCGTTAGAAATCTGACTAGAAAATCTGTATCCACTTCAATGCACACGTCGGCCCTGAATCGCTCGAACATATCGGCATCGTCTTTTTTATGGCTTAGGCAAAGACAGTAGCATCGTGGAACAGCCAGCGTCACACCGGGGTTGTCAGACATGCTCTTTGAATCTATAACTTTTCCATTTATCTCGATAGTGAACCACTCTTTATCGAGATTAAATACGCGACGCGACTCGTCATCCCTAACCGTTTCGTTCTCCATAGTTTTGTAATGGATGATGTCACAAAATCGAATTCCTCGATCCTCGGGCACTGCAAGTCCGCCGTCTAGAAAAATACCGAGATGTTCCAGCCTTCCATAAAGAAACTTATTTGCCATCTGGTTACTTCCTGATGTGACCTAGGTAGCCATCCGTAATACCCCATCCACCCCCAAATTGCCACCATGCCGCATCCGGCCACGGAGGGGGCGCATGCCCAGGAGAAACACCATGCAACTCGACATCAACATCGAAGGGATCGTAGCCGAGTCGGTAGCCGCCGCGCTGAGCCCGGAGAAGCTGCAGCCAATCATCCAGAGCAACGTTGAAGACACGGTGAAGCGCGCCATCGAATCTCAGTTCAACTACCGCTCGAAATTCAAGGAGTTGCTCGAAGAGAAGCTGGCGGGCGTGATGCCGACCGATATCGAGGACGTCGGCCGCTTCGGTGACCTGGTGGTGAAGATCGTCTCGGGAATGCTTGGCGACATGCAGAACCAGGCAGTGAAACAGGCCATCCAAGAGCGCCTGGCCGAGATGATCAAGCCTCTGCCGCAAACCATCACCTTGACGGAGCTGCTGAACCAGATCACGAAGGGCTTAGGTGAGCGCGACGAAAGCCGCGGCGAGGATCGCCCCACCATCATCGTGGAAACCACAGAGGGTATTTGCGCCGGGTATTGGCACCTCTATGTGGATGCTGAGGAGCGCACGTCGAAATACTCGTGCGCCATCCAGATGGACTTCAACAAAGAAGGTCAGTGCTACAGCCTCAAGATCAACGATTACGACCCGTCGAAAACACTCTTCCTCGGCGCCAAGTTCGGTCTCGACGCACTACTCCTGAACCTCTACACCAGCGGCGTGAAAGTCCAGTATCAGGAAGTCGACGTCTACGACTTCCACTACGGCCACGACGACTGACCCTCCGGCGCTGCCCGCCAGCGCCTTCCCCTCTCAAACGATGAATGCCTACTGGGCAAGGACGGGAGGATCAGAAAGCAAAGCTCGCGTCAGGCTACAAGTTGCTGCCTCAAGAGATGAAGCGGAACGTCATGCCCACACACGACCACTTCAGTATTCCAGCCCTTTGTAGCGTTCCAGTATGCACAACGTCCCGTTGAGTAACGATCGGGCCAGCACATAACGTCGCCCTGCTCGACCACGGCATCCGACTTCAACTCAATGACGGTGTAGCCGCCCGGCTCCTCCACCCAGATCGCGATGCGGTTCCGGCTGATTCTTTCAACCACACCAATGGTCAGCACTCCGGTTCTCTCCATAGAAGGCCTGTGCAGCATCAAACACGATACGACATCAAAATGCCACCACCCGAAAGAGGGGCGCCCTCATCTTGGATAACTCCAGGTGCTTAAGCGCCTCGGTTCCAATGGTATGCGACTGCCAGCACGGTGAATGCCAATACCGATTCGGCAACCAGGAACACGCCGTAGAAGTCTTCCGAAAACATGACTGAATCTCTGAGATGCCGCCTTGCCCTGTGCTTAGCGGGACTGGCTCAGAGCCATCAACTTTCGCAAAAGTTCACTCACTTCGTGGCGCTGCCCGCCAGCGCTTTCCCCTATTCAACGACAGGGTCGGCGCCCAGGCCTTTCCGGTAGCGCGCAATCGCAATGATCTGGCGCAGGCAGATGACCATCTCCTTCTTCAGATGGTCATCCGGCAGCCCTATCTTTTTAAGCATTGCCTGGGCTTCTTCCTCGATCGAGGCAAGGGCCTCGGTATCGCTTTTCAGTGTCATGGCGACCTCCACTAGGCCGAGTCGACCATGAATTGATAGCTCACTAGAACAAAGCGCGCCACTGCGGCGCCTTCTCCTATTCAACGACAACGCCTCCCCGTTGAGAATGTAGTTAATTTAGGGAACACGCTACGCGAACATGATTCCCACTTTACAGCCTTGAATGCCAACGGAGGTTAGCTTTGACCAAGACTTTCCGTCCATTGAATAGGAAAGTGTTTCTTCGTTGCCCTTTAAGAAATAGCCTTCGAATTCCATATCAATCTTCTCAACTGCTAACGCATGCGGGGGGTGAACTCGAATCTGAAGCGCTACGTCACCAAGTCCGCGACGAATAGTGATACGAGGGCCCTCCACTTCAACATCCCAGTTGTCGTCGCCAGCAGACCATTCGTTATCAACGATTTTCAAAGTGGTTGCGCCCGTGACGTCAGGAAAAAAACCCGAAAGGAGTAGTGGAGCACCTGGTTCTTCTGGAGGGCGAAACGACAAAAGGTTCACGCCCCGGATTTGAATAAGCGTCTCGCAATCGATAAAGCTTACGCCAGCAAACCTAACCTCGATAGGGCCTGGACCAAAATCAAAAAGTTCAGAAGCAAAGCCCTGTTGCTTGCACTTCGGATTATCGTTCGCTCTAGCAACAGTGGCGGCGGATAGTGTGCCACGAGCTCGTTTCTGGTTGCATTGCATACATAACAACGTCATTCCGACTGGATTATGTTCTTTTGCGTCCTTGAAGTCAGGATTAAAATGTTCGTAGTCATAATATGCTAGCCCGCAGATTACACATCCAAAGCCACAGCGACTTCGTATCTTACGACGAACCTCTTGCGGCACGTAACGACCAAGCCCGTGCTGGTTTCGCTCACCCATTCCAACATCCCCCTTTTCCTTGGAACCACAAAGGCCCGCGATAGCATTTGCCCCAGTTAACCAAATTGCCAAACACGAGATCAGCTCGCCATCGTAGCGAACCTGTTCGCCGGCCTCGGTAACTGGAGTGCCGGCGACGGTGAGCAGGAAGACTTATACCCTTCCAACCTTGTCAATAATCGTTTCAAATTCGATTATCTGGACGAATGGAGCCAATTCACTGCTGATAGAGCCGGAATTGCCAATGAGGGTTACGTGCACCCCTTCATTCTCGACCAGATGCTGGATGACTTCACTGAAGTCACCGTCCCCAGCTACCAAATAGAGTCGATCCCATTTCATTTTGTTGAACGACCTCATCAAATGAAACGCTAGACCAACATCAACCGCTTTCTGAGCTTTAGTCACATATTGCTCACCGGAGTCAGGGTGAACAATAGGACCTCCACCCATACGGGTTGGCCATTCATGATGCTTGGTCTGAAGCCAGTACAACTTCACCCGCATACCAGCACCGCGCGGCGGCGCAGAACGCAGAAAGTTGTGGAAGCCATTCTGTGCAGCGCTTGGCGGGTCGTTATCACAGTTAAAGTAATAGGCATCCCCAAGGGGCACCCCAGCTTCATCTTCGATGAACGTTCGAAACTTGAGGTAATCCATCTTGGCACCGTCAGCAACGGTAGCCCATGCTTTGATGGCGTAACCGCCATCTACAAAAAGTGCTGCACCCATTTTCGAACGCTCCGTGTGTGAATATCCGAGCAGTAAACGCTATCAAAACGACATCACGAATGTCTACGGGTGACGCTTCCATGCCGTAAGCGACGCGCATGGGACATGAAGCGATCCTGTTTTCACCCCGCCGTACCCCCTCTCCCCTCTATTCACTGCCGCGATATGGCGGCCAAGGAATCGTCATGCCCGAGAAAAGTGGAATAACCCTCAACCGTGCGGCGCTGGCTGTCGTGCTCGAGCGCCAGCGGCAGGTTAGCGACAAAGGCTATTCGCTGTATCGCGATGACGGCTACACCAGCGGCGAACTGGCCAGGGCGGCGAGCGTGTACGCACGGCTGGCAGGTCAGCCTCGCACCATGAGCACCGATTGGCCGTGGGCGCCGGACACATTCAAGCCAAGCGCAGATCGGCGCCGCGACCTGGTGAAGGCTGGTGCGCTAATCCTCGCGGAGATCGAACGCCTCGATCGCCAAAGCCTGATCAGGCCGGCAGTGGTGCGCCGTGACGAATACGGCATGTTTCAGCACCCTGACCTGCCCGACTTCGATGAGGGCGACGTCGAGAAAAGCAAGAATTGGGTCGCCCAGCAGGGGCTTGAGGTAGTCCGAGTCGAACTCGAAACCGACGCACCGGAGGACATCGCAGAGCGCTACTTCGAGTCTGGCGACCCCGATTGCAGCTACTGGGAACCCAGCAAGCCAGATGGTGATGGCTGGTTCTGCCTGGCCATCTACGACACCGACGACGGGCCATCATGCTGGTGGGGTCGTCGAGTGGTGACGCCATGACCCGCCTCGCCCTCTGCCTCCTGCTGCTGGCCACCGGCGCCAGCGCATCCGAACTGCCATCGGGCGTCTGGTCCTTCGAGGACAAGCCCCGCGGCGTCGTCTGCTACGTCATGAACACGCTGGGCAACAACGCCATCAGCTGCGTGAAGGTCTGGCTGCCGCAAGTGGCCGGCAACGAGCGCCAGCTCTCCCCGCACGAAACACAACCCGAACCTACACCCGCATTGGCGCCTGGGCGCTGGATTGATGAGAGGTATCAGCTGTGAAAATTGGAAGACTCTTTGTCGGACTGAAATGGTGCGATGGGGCGAAAGACCAAGCTGTGATCTTGAGCTGGGCGCTGAAGTGCGGTTACTGGCGGTGGGCAATCTGGTGGGGTAAGCCGCAAAAGTGGCTTTGCATGCCGGCATTCGGACCTTCCAAGGCAATCGGGACTAAGTACTACGTCGGTCACGGCCACTTCGGCGCTTGGGCGCGACTACCACTGCTGGGCTCGTTCTCCATATCCACCCAGCCGCCCTACCCCTCCCAGGTAAAGCCATGACCGACCTGATCGAAGTGAAGACGGTAGACCTAGCCGGTGAGGCGCTTGGCTGGGCTGTCGGTAAAGCTGAAGGCCTCGACGTACTCCTCGCCCCGCCCATCTACGGTAACCCGTGGCGGGTGTTCGTCCGCTACACCGGCGAGGTCACCGTACGCGATGTCCGATATGACCCGCACGAAAACTGGGCTGTTGGTGGGCCGCTGCTCCCCAAACACCGAATCGGCTTCGGGCTCTATCCAAATGCCTATTTTGCCTGCACCGGAGTGAATGACGACGCAGGTGACGCAAGCGGACCGACTCACCTGGTCGCCGCATGCCGCGCAATCGTCGCCGCAAAGCTCGGCGATACCGTTCAGGTGCCGAAGGAGTTGATGCCATGAGCGTTTCTGAAGAGCACTTCCAGCGTGCTTGCGAGTTCGCAGATCAGCTGATTACGGAGAAGTCCGAATGGCTGCGCCGGGCCTTGAAGGCTGAGCGTGAGCGAATCGTTTACCGAGCCCTAGCCATCGCCGGATGGCTTGGGGTGATCACGATGGCAATCACCTGGAGCATCCAGCCATGATCCTGCCCCTGATGTACATGGCCTACCTGATCTACAGGGGGCCGCGATGAGCACACCGCCACTCATCAGCAGCCAGCGATACTTGAACCGCGATGTTATCGCCAAGAAGGTAGCCAAGTTCAAGGTATTCGTGGTTCGAACAATCGATCTGGAGATGCGCGGAAAGCTCTATCGCATCATCCTTGATGGCCATCACAACTTGGCGGCAGCCCGACTCATCGGCGCCGAGCCAACCTGGAAAGGACCTCCGCCGAAGCTCGAGCGCTTGATGAAGGGAATGACGACCGAAAGATTCGCCGCCTTCATGATCAACAACCTCACCGACAGCGACTGGTACTTCCACGACACCGGTCAGGTAGTCGAAGAGCTACTTGCACCGCAGCTGTAACCCCTCCCATTCCACTCAAGCCCGCCGACATGCACGGGCATGGAGAGCTATTGCCATGACGAAAGAAGAACTGGCCAGCCTGCCGGCGAAAGTGCGCATCGCCACGGAGGCTGGCAAGGCTGCAGCAGCTGCCTGCACCGATGATAGTGGCAGCGCCAACCTTGATCGAGTCGTGATTCCAGTACCGGGCTTGCGCCCCAACCAGTTGCCAACTCTGCCGGGCTATATCCAGAAGAAAAGCCGCTATCACCAGCAGGGCATTCATCTAGACACGCCTTGGCCAGGCCAGGGAAATCAGCATAGCGCCGGCGTGCAAGCCATGCACCAGTCGCTGAAGGACCAGGGCGTCAATTGCTACGTCTACTACCAGGTCGACTAACCACTAACCTGCCGCCATCGGCGGCGTGGAGACCATCCCATGGAACATACAAGCGAGTTTCTCGACGAGGAAGAGGTGATTCGCATCACCGGCTACCAGATCCCGAGCAAACAAATCGCCTGGCTGGCCAACAACGGCTGGCAGTACACGCTTACCCGGGCCCGGCGTCCCGTTGTGGGGCGGGTGTACGCCCGCCTGAAAATGGCCGGCGTGAAGCCAAACGCGACGAATGCAACAACTGAAACCTGGACATTGGACTTATCGCGCGTGGGGTAAAGGATGCGCAACAGGAAGGCATCGAACAAGGACCTGCCGCCGCGGATGTTGCGGCGGGTCCGCAAGTTGAAAAGCGGGAAGCTGTGGGTTGGGTATTACTACGACGGGAGGGATGCAGACGGGAGACGACAGGAGGTGCCGCTGGGGACTGACCTCGCAGAGGCCAAACTGGAATGGGCCCGCCTGGAACATAAGGCGAAGCCGAAGGTGATGGCGACGATGGGCGAACTGTTTGACCGGTACGAGCGGGACATCATCCCAACCAAATCGCCACGCACGCAGAAGGACAACAAGTATGAGCTGGAGCGTCTGCGCAAGGCGTTCGCCGATGCGCCGATCGAGGCTATCAGCCCGCCGGTCATTGCCCAGTACCGTGATGCCCGCACTGCCAAGACCCGGGCAAACCGAGAGATCGCCCTGCTCTCGCACGTTTTCACCATGGCCATGGAATGGGGCTTTGCCGAGCGCAACCCCTGCCTGGCGGTGCGTCGCAACAAGGAGAAAGTGCGCGATTTCTACGCGGCTGACGAAATCTGGGATGCGGTATATGCCGAGGGCGACCAGGGACTCAAGGATGCCATGGACCTGGCTTACCTGGCTGGCCAGCGCCCCGCCGACACACTGAAGTTCAGCACCGTCGACCTGGACGAGGACTATCTGTGGGTCGATCAGAACAAGACCGACAAGAAACTGCGCATCCGCCGGCACGTCAATGGCGAACTGACCGGCCTTGGGCTGTTCATCGAGGCTCTACTCAAGCGCCGCAAGCTGCAGGGAGTGCGCAACTCGCGACTGATCACCAACGACTCAGGTCTGCGAATGAGCTGGGAGATGTTAAGGAACCGCTTCAGCGAGGCGCGTGACAAGGCTGCCCGGAAGCTCATCGCCGACGGCAACGCTGACCTAGCCACCAAGGTGCGGCAGTTCCAGTTCCGGGATATCCGACCCAAGGCGGCCTCGGAAATCGAAGACATCACTCACGCCAGCCGGCTGCTGGGCCACTCCAAGGAGGAGATCACCAAGCGGGTGTATCGCCGAGTCGGCGAGGTGGTTTCCCCTACCAAGTAA